GATAGTTGCATATTTCCTCCTATCTTGATTTTCTCCCTCAAAAAAGTTATATATAGTATTGCCGAAGTACGAAAGGAGAACTATATGGATGATAATTCTTTGGAAAATCAAGAACTGTTGAATAAAACAATTAAAAATTTTTTAAAAAAATACAATAAAGCTCCATTACTTAAAACAACAGAAACAGATCACGGAATAAAAACTGAAATTTTCGTAACTGCATATCAGTATCCTATTTCTGTCGGTTTTCGTTATGTTTCAAACTTAACCATGAATAATGATTATGTGATATGTGCATTAGAAGCATTTAAAAATTTAGATTTATCCTTGTTACAAGAATAAACTTTAAAGCTACAGTACTTCGGCAATTCTACCACTCTTGCTTTTACGAACTCTTTTGTCAGTTCTGCAACTTCTTTGTATGTAAACTCCAATTCTTGCATTTTCTTCTTAAATGCTTCTATTTCTAATAAGAATTCTTCCATTTCTGAGCTTATTTTTTTATCAGTACAACAGGAATTTTTGATTTTTGTATCATGTTCAACTTTATTTTGAACGTATCCCGAATTTTCTACATAACAAAATATAGCTCCAATTTCTTTTCCAAAAGCCTTTTCCAATTCTTCCAGTTCTTCTTTACTTAAAACCATATTAGTCAAACACTTTTCGTTAACTTCCATTATTTCATTTCTTGATAAAATCAAAGTTTTTATTTCTCCGGCGTTATCTTTATATGAAATTCTTGTTACAATTGTTTTCTTCTCCATGTTTACCTCCTATATAAATTCTTTTATTGCCCATGAAAATAGAAGTAGAAAATAATATCCAAAAGCTAATAAATCAATGGAGATGTTAATATTAAATTGTTTGCATAATTTATTTCCAAAGAATATAAACAGTAACATCTCTATAACTTGTTGACCTCCCATTTTCTTCCTCCTATCCGGGAGAGGAACCCCTCTCCCTAGTTACTTCCATTTGGTTTTTTTCTTTGTTCCTCCCAACATTCTGTCCACATTCTTCTAATTTTCCCATTCAAATCTTCAATGCCATATACATCTCCGTTGTGAGTGATATTGAACGTCATATTCACATTTGCCGCCTTATCTGTGTAATAAGCATTTCCCAGCTGTGTATCTTCCTCTCTTCTGATATTGTTGATTGCGTCAAATCCACCAAATCCCGCTGCCTCTAATTCATAGCTGAACTTCTTCATAATTCCATCCGCTATTCCTAAGACATCTTTGAAATTTCCTGCTTTTTCCAATTGTGCTTGGAAATTTTCCGCCCGGATGAATTTTTCTATCATTCCTTGATACAAAGCACTTTCACTGAATGCCTTAACCAAAGAATTTTTCACGCTATCATATAGAGATTGTCCCAATGCTTTTGTGAAACTAGAGAACTTATGTTCTTCCAATCCTGCGTTCATAGCACTCGATAAAGCGTTCTTTAAGTCGTTTATCCTATCGTTAAAATCACTCCACGGAAGCATTTTGTTGATTAAGGATAAATCTATTCCATTGCTTAACAGCTCTTTTTTTATGACATCTAAAGATTGTTTTACTTGCTTTTCCATAATGTCTAGGTTCTTCAACTTCTCAAAATCAAAGTCACTAAACAACCCTTTGAAATCAAGCTTCCCGTTCTTCTTAATGTCCACGAGCTTATTTGATATTTTCTCAAAAGCTCGTGTTAAGTAGTTGTCTAAATCACTAAATACCACATCATATGCCACGCTAGAAGCGTTTTTAAATATCTTTTCAAAGTAAGACTTCATAGAACTTAAGAATCCACCATTTCCACTTGCAAATCCCTCTATCGTGCTATTTCGCACGTCCAACATAGAAGTAATTAACACTTGGTTATTTTTCGCCATTTCTTTAATGGTTTCGTTGTATTGCTCTCCAACTAATCCCATTTGTTTGAATTGCTCTGTGTATTCCTTAATCAATTCTTTTTCTGTCTTATATTCCACGCCTGTAAAGCTTTCTAGTGTAGAACCTTTGAACAGATCCGCCTTTTCTTTTTCCAAGTATTTAATCTGCTCTACAAACTCATGTACCTGTTTCTTCCATTCTTCAATAGAAGATTCTGTTAAGTTTCTTCCGGTTGCTCTTCGTAATGTTTCGTGATTAACGTTATGCAACACGCTATCCAATTGCTTCATTTCACCATCTGTAAACGCATCCAATTCTGACTTACTAAACCCTAAGTATCTTAATAACTCGGATTCTCCAATATCTACTTTGGTATATGTGGATTTACTTTTCTTTCTAAAACCTGAACGGTATCTTTTAGAACCTTTTTCTATAGCAGTAATATCCGCAAAATGTTTTCCCGCTATCATAGAATGATGTAACAAATCAAAGTTGCTTTCTCCTCCGAAAATCATTTTGATAGTTGGATTTTTCGCAATATCTGTCAACATTCTATCTGCAAAGCTTTTAATTCTTTCGGAGTTTTGTTGAATAGCTTGCGTTAATTGCTGTAATGCGGAAATCTGCTTCTTATATGCTTCTTCATTTTCTTTATTTCTTGCGTCAATTGCTGCGGCTTTTTTCTTTCCGCTTCTTCCGAATAGAGAGCCTATTGTTCCTACTAGAGCAATTCCACCAGTAACCGCTCCAGCTATTGCCCCTAATGAAGTCATTCCTGCGGTGAAAGCACCAGAAGCTCCACTAAACATTCCGGTAATAGAAGACATTCCACCCCAATTTTTCAAAGCACTTCCGATACTAAAAACATTCCCAAGAACATTTCCAATACCGCTCATTGTCTTGCTTCCTGTTGCACTTCCTAATTGAGAGAATGTATTTGCAAGCAATTGAATTCCTTGTCCCCATTTTTGCCAAGTCGTCAAACCTTGTGCCATTACATCTTGTTGTTTTTTCTTAATTTCATCTAAATACTTTTTGTAATCTTTCAAGAATTTTTCGTCTAATAAACCATCATTTACCATTTTCTCTACTATTGCAATTTGTCCTTCAATAGCTGGAATTAAAGCGTTATAACGAGAAATTTGTTCATCAATTGGCATTTTTTCAATTGCTTCTGCAAATTCTTGTAGTTTTTCTTTTTGCTCATCAAGTGGTAATTTACGAAGTGTATATTCCATATTTTTCAATTGGTCTTCCAATTCTTTTAAAGCATACTCGTCAATTCCTTTTATTTTCTTGCGTTCGATTATTTCTTTTTGAGCTTCTATCATTTGTTCTAAATCTTTCTTTTTTTGTTCAAATGACTTTGCCATAGACTCAATGTTAATTCCCTTAGAAAGATATGAAATTTTATCTGCTAGAATGTCTAACTTGACATTATTGATTGCTCGATTGATTTCATCAATATATTTTCCATATTTACCTTTTGCTTTTTCCAATTCTGCTAGCTTTTCTTCATTTGTAAATTCTTTTGTAATGTTAGCTCCAATTTCAGACATTAACTTTTCAAATCCCTCTCGGAATTTCTTAGCAACATCTTCGGCAGAATTTGCTAAATCTGCAACATTTCCTTCAGTAGGAACTACATTTTTATCTTTCCCTTTAGCAACTATAGGATTCAATGCAGCTTGTTGTTGCTCCCAATATTCTATACTTGCTCCATTTTGTTGTTTATTCTGATAATCAAGGTTTACAGCTTCAATCTCTTTTCCTATTTTTCTTAATAACTTATTTGCTGCTTCTATAATCCAGTTGACAAAACTTCCTATTGCACTTGCTACACTACCTATAGCTTTTCCAACCATTCCGAATACACCATCTCCGGTGAAAGTATTTAATAGAAATGTGTATAGCTGCTTTCCAACATAGATGATATTAGAAATGAATTCTTTTAGATTTGTTAAGACTTTTCCCCACACTTGAGTCACATTTTTATTCTTAGAAAGAATATCCCAAAGTAGTTTTAAAGCTAATATAACTGCTCCCACAACTGCACCAATTAAAGCTAGTTTTCCTAATAAAGCTACAAATACTTTTACAGAACCTAAAATATAAGGAATGATTCGCCCAATAACACCGCCTAAACTTTTAAGGGCAGCAGTAAATCCTCCAGCAAATAATGATTTGAATTTTCCAATCATCCCTTGAAATGAAGTTAACAATCCTGCAAACATAGAAGTTTTTGTTCCGGATGTTCCCATTCCAGGTAATTGCATTTGTTCTGGAGTTTTTTTAGCAAAATAAGACATCACGCTTAATCCTTGAGCTTTTATGTTATTTCTAGTTGCTCCTAAGCCATTTTTAAGTACGCTTAACATATCTTTTTTTACTTCTGCACCAGTTAAAATTCTTAATCCCTCTAAAAATCCATTTGCAAATTTAAGACCTTTCAAAGCAATTCCTAAAGTCACAATTGCTTTTCCAAAACTTACAACTTTATCAATATTTTCTTGTGAAAACACTTTGTCAACATCAATACTTTTTATTTTTTCCATCAGTTTATCGATTTGTGGAGCAATCGTTTCAAATATTCTTAATCCAAATTCTTTTAAAATTTCCTTTACTTGTTTGAATTTTTGAGTAAAAGTATTCATCATTTTTTGAAAAGCTTTATCTGTTGTTCCACTAGCATTTTCCATAGCTTTTAGACTATCTATGAATTTATCCATATTGTTTGCTAATACCAACGCTCCGGACGAAGAACGAATGCTTGAGAAAACATCAATCAAAGTCATTCCGCTTTTTTTAGCACTTTCATTCAAAGAAATTAACGCTTCTTGCAGTGTTCCACCTTGCTCTTTAAATTGCAAGAAAGATTTTCCATATATTTTCTTAAATGCCTTATCTGCGTCTGTTCCTGTTTTAATTAGCTCATTCATCATATTTTTTAAATATGTACTTGCTTCTGGAGCTTTTACTCCATTTGCAGTCATAGTCGCCATAGCTCCTGCTAATTCTTCTAAAGATACTTTCGCAAGTTTAGCAGTAGATATGATAGGTCCCATGTATTGTGCTAATTCGGATACAACAATTTTCCCTTTATTTTGTGTTTGAATTAGAATATCAGATACTCTATTTACTTCTGACATTTCCATTCCATATCCATTTAAGATTGTTGTTAAAACGTCAACAGCAGTAGTGGTATCTGTAAATCCTGCAATTGCTAATTTATTTGAATATTCTAAAATTTTATATTTTTCAGGAACATCTCCAACAGCAGATACAATCTCATATAGAGCTCCAGCTAACTCTTTTGAAGAAGTTCCTGAAGCCATAGCCATATTACGAACTTCTTTCGAAATCTTTTTAAAACTATCATCTGAAATTGTTTCTACTTTTTTTATGTTCGATTCTAAATCTGCGAATTGTTTGCCTGCAATGGTAGTATAAGCAACGATAGCAGTAACAGCTCTTGTTGTCCATTTTTCAATTGACAAAAAAACATCTTTAGACTTTGCTTTTAAACTTTCTAAAGATTTTTTCATTTCTGCTAATTGAGTTTGTGCTTCTTGACGTAAAGTTTTGATATTTTCCTGTAGCTTTTTAAAATCAAGTTTATTGATTTCTCTTTCCATTTCTTTCGCTTTCGCCATCATATCCTTTAGATATTTCTTAAATTTATTTGTTGACATACCAAATCTATTTGCCATTTTTTTAAACTCTGGACTAGCTTCATCATTCAAAGACACCGTCATTGTCATATTGTTATCTATCATTGTTCCACCTCCTTTTTCTAAAAAAAGAGGAAGTTTTATCTTCCTCTATTGCTTTTGGGATATGATCTCATTCAAAGCATTCTTCACATTCTCTAAATACCAAATATCTTCCCAATCGTGATGATTATATCCAACACTTTCTCCGTCAGGAAGAAACCTTAATTCATAAAACCCGGTAAAAGAATCTCTTCCTAGATAACGAATATAAAAGCGTATTTTTTCTTTCATTTCCATAATTTCATCATAATTTTCTGCTTGTGGAGAAGTTTTCCGGTTATGGTAGTAATGTTCCGCTGCTTGAATAAGAACATCTAGTCGTTTTTTTCCTCTTCCTCCTCTTCTTCTTTTACAGACAACTTATTCGCTTTTAAAACGTTAGATAATACTTCATCTAAGTTGTCAGCATTTTCAAAGATTTTATTAAATGTTTGAGCAGAAATTTTTCTTTTTCCGTCTTCATAATCAAAAATAACTTCTCCTTCTTCTACAATTTTTGTAATTTGTGCTTGAAGTAACATAAATTCTGGAGAATTTTCAAATTTATTTTCTTCCACATTCAATGTAAAATCTTCTTTTTTCCTATTCATTTTTAAGCTTTTTGGCTTAATTTTTTCTTTATAATTATGTCGTTCAATAAAACTTAAGCGTTCTTTGTATTCCACATAATTTTCTTCTGTCCCGACTTTTAAAATTTTTTGCATACTCTATTCTCCTTTTCTTAATTTACAGTTCCAAATACAAATGTAATTGGAGTTTTTTTGCTTCTATCATTAAAAATTTCCAGTTCTTGTGTCATTCCTGCTCCTGATTTTTTATCAGTTTTTTGTACACTAGATACTCCAATTTTATGAAGTTGTACTCCAAATGACGTTTTCTCAGTTCCAAGCAATTTAATATTTGCCTTTCCTGTTTTTCCTTCAACTAATCTTTCATATGCAGTCTTGTATTTTTCTTTTTCATACCCAACAAATGTCAAATTTGCTTTTGCTTCAATGAAATTTGTTCTTCTAATTTCAGTTGCATCCGGACTTCCCAATCCAAATCTAGCTTCTAAGTTGTTGTTAATCGTAACAACTATAGATTGAGCATTTGCAGAAATATCTTTATCATCTAAAGATAGATGAATTCCGTTACAAGTAATTACATTATCAATGTCAGATACATTTTCTCCAGTTTCACTTTTGCTATTTTTGTATTCAAATTTATATCCAATCACATCAACTTTCATAGTGACATAAGATCCTTTACTAAAGTTCAACTCTACACTATTAAATTGAGCTCCTGTGATAATGTTTTCTTCTTGAAATTCCAAATCTTGTTCCACGATTGTGAAGAACTTATCAATTTTTCCACCTTCATTCGCAATTCCCTTATGTGTTATTTTTTCTATTCCATCAAAAGTAATTTCTCCACTAGGTGACAATCCGGGAACTTCAGAAAGACTATACCCGAAAGCTGGTAATAAATCTTTTAATGTTTCTGGTGTTACTTCTAAGGTAAAGCTTCCACTAGCTTTTCTTTCAGATACATATCCTTTTTCTCTATAAGCAGAATCTGTAAATGCTTCTGATTGCACTCTATTAAAATCCGGATTCAAATCCACTTCTGTAGCTGAATAAGCTTTTAAAGTGTTTGCTTTTGTTTTCGCATTATCCTGAACACCAATCAATAATTTAATCACTCTTTTTCCCTCCTTTACCTGTATTGTCCTCGAAATATTATCTTCACTACCCAAATTTCTTCTCCAACCTCATCAGTAGTGAATTTATAATGTTCTGTTTGTATTGAATAATTAAGAAACAATCCTTCTATCCCAATCATTCTTTCGTCTAGCAACTTATTAATAATCTCATCTTTTTTTTCTACAAAAGGAATCATATGCAAATCAGGTGTCATCGACTTAAATAAGTAATGAATGATAAATCCTTTTGTTTCTTTCAAAGGATGAGCTAAGGAGATACCGTTAGGAGAGATAGACTCTCCCAACGGTTCTATAAGAATAGAGTTGCTAACTGGTTTTTTGAAAAGTTGATCTTCCAAGAAAGCAAACTTAACATAAGGAATAACACTAGGAATTTCTTGCAATATTTCTTTTACTCGATTGAGTAATTCCGCTGTACTTTTTACTTTTGTCATAGAAACACCATAATTCCTTTCCCAGCATTGCTGGTGTCTGATTTCTTATCCAACGTTTCTTTATATGCATCCAACAAGTCATAAAATTCTTGTTTTGCATCTCTTGCTAATTCTTCATTTGCCATTCTTGTATATACACGAAAATCAGCATGCAAATCTCGTAATAGTTCCAAATTCGTTTCTTTAATGCTCTTCACATCAATTCCGTAGGTATCTATTAAGAAATCCGCTTCTTTTCGCATATCTTCAAGTTTTTTCTCTACTTCTTTCCCATATTCTTCTTTTAAAAAAAGTTGAACATTTTCGCTATATCGCTCTAAAAAATCCTTAGTCATAAAATTATCCTAAAGTAACTTTATAAACTTTAATCAATTTAGGTAATGCGATAGCTGGGAATGGAGCAGATTTTGCAAACAAAGTAGCTCTACCTGTTTGCTTATTGACATCTCCTTTATCAACAAACACATCTCCTCTCATCATTTCAGGATTATTTGTATCTCCTACAAATTCCAATCCTGCATATAATGGAACTAAGCTCATATTGTTAATAAGGAAAACTTTATCTTCTGTTTCTTTGATTAAATTTGTATATCCAATCGCAGGTGGTAAAGTTCTAATTTCACTTAAAACTCCATTGATATTGATAATTGCAGATTGTCCTTTCTTTTCTACTTTTGCAGCCAATAAACTTGCTTTTGTATTTTGAATTTCTGTAATTAGTTCTGCTGCAATTTTAGATCCTACCAAAATGTAGCTTGGCATATATCCAGTTTCAATTTGATAATCGTTGATTTTTTCTACAAAGAAAGTTACCCAAGATTTTGGTTTACTGTTTACTTCAACATCTTTCGGCAACTTCATGTCAACTTCTTGATTTCCTGCACATTTCACTTTTCCAGTCAGCAAAGCTTGTGCGGCCATTCTATTTGTTGTATTGCAAATAGAATTCTTCAAAGTCATAGTTTTGTTCTCAACATCATATTGAGAAGCTGTCATTTGTTGCCCATTTACCACTACAGTATCTGTTCTGTTCGCATTGATAGAATCTAATGCAGAGATTCCAACAGAGTTTCCAACGATGTCAGGAGTGATAGAAACTGCTACATTTCCATTTATTGTCATAGGTGGTAATTCTGTATCTCTTGGTACAATTCCTGCTTCCTTCATTTCTGCCATAACTTCATTTAAATTGATTGTTTCTCCTAGTCCCAAATATGCCTCTCTTGCTTCTCTAAACAAATCCCAGTAAAACATATTAGGACTTGGAATTGCTGCATATACCCCAATGTATTCTTTTTGTCTTTCTGTTAACATTCATTTCCTCCTTTTCTTATTAAAGAATTGCTAATCCTTGTGCCAAACAAATTCCTACTGTTTCTTCATCTAATTCTGAAAATGCCTTTTTTACTACCTCTTTATTTACAATTCCAATTTTTAATAATGGAACTACATCGTCCTTTCCAGTATTGTCAAATTCTGTTCCTTTTTCTTTTTTAACCATCGCTATTGCAAAACCAGTTTTATGTGTTTCTTTAACAAACTTAACCCATTTTTCTTCTGAATGATTGTATGCAACTAAAGAATAAAGATCCACATCTTCATCTTGCTTCACTACTCCAGCTATAGTAAGAGTATCTTCTACAATTTGTGCTAACTCTTTTTCTTTTCTTTCATATTTAGCCATTATTTTTTCCCTCCTTTTCTTTCGTTATGTTTTTTGTTCCAAAAATGTGCAGCAGTTCCAATTACCGCTAACACAAACATTAAAACTCCTATTTTTGTCATCTTTTCCTCCTATTACTTTGAAAATCTAGCTTTTGTTCTATCATAAGCTTGCTTCATCATATCTGTTTTTTCTTCTTTGTTTTCAAATTCTAATTCTTTTGTCTTGCTTGTAAAATTAGCAGCGTCTTCCATTGTTTCTATCGCTTTTTCAAATCTTTCAAAATAAGACATATTTTCTTTCTTTCCATTAGATTCAAATTCCAAAACAATTGCTCTTTCTTCTCCTGCTTTCTTTAATGCAAATTCAATAAATTCTTGTTGTGCTGGTGTGAATTTTGCTTTTGCCTTTTCAATCAATTGATTTCTTTTTGCTTCAAATTCCATTTGAGCTGTGATTTCTGCTCGAATTTCATCTTCTGTTTTCGGAACTTTCGGTTCTACTTGAATTGCTTCTACTTTTTCCCATTCCATAAGTTTTCTCATTCCGCTTCTTTCTTCGTCAGTAACAGTCGAAACCAAACTATTGATTAATTTTGCTCTATCATCTAAAGAAAGAACTGGGAATGTTGCCATAATTTGTTCTAGTGTCATTTTTTCCTCCTCAAATTCTTCAAATTGTAAATAAATCCCTTGTAGTTCATCTTCTTTTAACTCAAATTCCGCTCCTGCAACCTGTGGTTTTACACCCTTTGGCAATACTGCAATTTTGTGTAAAGTATTTGTCTTAGGATCTATTTCTACAGATACTCCCTCCAAAATCTTGTCATTGTAGTATCCTGCTCCTTTTTCATTGAATTCCACATCTCCAAATACAACCAACTTTCCATTTTTATTTAAAAGTTCGAAATTAGAGAATTCTCCAACTGAAACAGGTTCTTCTTCTTTCTTTGCCCAATGTGAGCTATGAGCAAAAATACCCGGAATTTTATCTACAACTTTTTCAAAAACAGCTTTCACTCTGTCTGCTTCAAAATTTCCTTGAGGATAATTACCACTTTCAAACACTTTCAATCTTTTTTTCATTCTTAGTCACCTCCCTCGCACTATGCTCTCTACTAATAGATGAGGGTTAACAATTTTGTTAATTTTTTTGCATTTTTTATGCTTTTTTAGAAAAAAACATAAAAAAAGACGAAAATAGTATATTGTTTTTTCAAAAAAAATAAAAAAAAGACTGCAAACATTTCTGTTTACAGTCTTAAGCTATAGAATAATTAAAATTCTTCTCTAATTGTCATAGCGATAAAATCTTTACTCTCATTAGTAAATATTTCTCTTTCTATCATGATATTTGGAACTACAGAATAATCTAGTTCCTTTTGAGTAATTGTATAATCTACAATTCTCTTAAACTCAAGAAGTGCTGTATAGTTTCTTCTTGATATTTGGTTGGTAGTTCCTTCCCAACCGTTTATGATTAAGAGTTTGTTTTTTTCTTTATCAAACTCTTCTGTTTTCTTCAAAACTTCTCCAAAGTGCTTGAATAATTCGTTTCGAACACTTTGATTTTCGATTTCTAGTAAAAGTCTTAACACGGGCATAATATAATTATTCCCATGAAAACAGACATAACTTGTTATGTCTGCAACTTTTCTTGCAGAATCAAATTCCTTGTTACAGAAGCATTCATTATAAATAAAGTTTATTTTTTCAAGATAAACTTTATCTCCTTCTCCTAAATATCCATATTTTTCTTCCATTTTTATTCTTCCCTTCTTGCAATATTCAAGAAGTAAATCATAAAAATTCATATAGACTTCTTTTTTTATTCTATCCTCTAATTTAAATTTTTTCATTGTTTTTTCTCCTTTTCTAAAAGTAATTCTAGACCTCTCACTATTTTACTAGTGAAGGTCCCTTCTATTTTTTCGATTTTATCCAGTAAGTCTTTTTCAAGTCTTACTGTTTTATAAATTTTCGTTGAGCTTTTTGGTCTTCCAGCTCCTTCCCTTTTTCCTCCATGTCCATTTTCCATTGATTTTTCCCTCCTCTTTTGCTATACTATACATGGAGATACCACTCTATTTTTTATATAGCCTACTTGAAACTGGTACTTCCAAGTAGGCTTTTTTTAGTTTTTAAAAAATTTTAATGCTTCTTCTACTTTTTCTTTGATTGTATTTTCGTTATCTTTGCAATCAACGAAAATTCTGTAGGGTTTGCAATGTATTTCTTCGACATCCTCTACTAAGCACATAATTAGTAGACTTTTTTCGTTTATATCGTCCGCCAACTCTCTGTGTGAACATTTGTCGTCGATTACGAAATGATTTCCCACTATATATGCCTCTTCATAGTCTAAACAAAAATGTTTTGGCATATAGTAATGTTTTGTTTTATTACTATAAATCCAATGATAATGTTCTTCTTGCGAAAACTCATGTATCATTGTTTTTCTAATTTTCGTTTTTCTCATAAAATTTTCTTTTTCAAATACTCGTTTTATTTCGAAAAAAAGAAGTCTTTGATTGTTGTAGGCTTCATCTTCTTGAAAAAAATTTTTAATTTCTTTAACATTCAATCCTCTTTTGGATAATTTTTCTTTTAGATTTTTTATTTCTTTAATGAAAAGAGGATATTCTTTTTCTTTTTGTACTTCGAAATATAGAAATTTCCCTGCTTTCCAATACAATTCCAATAGGATAAGATTTTTATCCTTTATTGCTTCTTCGCATTCTTTTATTTTTTGACTTAATGTGTTCATTTTCTTCACTCCTTTATTTTTTTAAAAGTTTTTTATTCATTTACAATAGCAGTATCGTCTATTGTAAATCCATTTTCTGTTTTGGTCGCATTGACTTTTAACCCAATGCTCATTCCAAAACTTATTTCGAGCTTGCCGTTTTTTTCTCTCGGCTTTGCTCTTTCTAGCAAGTAGTTTTGTAACTCCTTGCTCAATTCTTGCCATTCATGTTTTTCTTCTCTTAGAATGGCAAAGTTTCCTTCATCGTGTAATTGGATTTTTCCAACTACAACATCAAAATATTTTTCCATTTCCGCTTTTACAGATTCTAAATCTGTATCTGCGAAAATCCAAGTTTTTTCACTAGAGTTCCATTTTGCTTTTTGTTCTCTAGCAAAATTTATAAATTCTTCGTTGTAAGGCGTTTTGCTTACAACGCTATTTCCTCTTCTCCATATTCTCGCTTCTTTCATAAAGTTTCCTCCTTTCTTAATATTGGAAACAATCTTCATTGATTGTTTCTGCAACTTCTAAAGCTTCGTCCTTATCATAGCTTACGCTATAATTAAGGTTTAGCGTAAATTTCATAACTTCCATACCTTCGCTGATTGTTCTTTCGACCTTGTGGTCTCCGTCCAACTCTTGAAGCATGTTAGCCAATCTATTCATTTCCTTTAAAATTTCTGTCCTTGTCATTTTTACCACTCCTTTTAATCTCTTTTCTTGAATATAGTATACACCATATTCAAATATATGTCAACAACTTTTTTAAAAAAATAAAAAAAAGAAGCAAGATTCTCTCTCGCTTCTTTAATCTCTTATCCCAAGCTCTTTCTTTAAAGCCTTTTGTAGAACTTGGGAAAAGTTTATATTTTTATTTTGTGCAAGAATATTTAAATGGTTTGGAATAGTTAACGTTTTTTTGACATATGATACCCTAATCAAAGATTTTTCGTATTCATAATTCATTGTCAAATAAACTACTTCCTGATTATTTTTTATATTCTTTTTTATTTCTTCAATAGAGCTAGGTTTTGGAAACTCTTTTTTCTCCTCCTCGTATTCCTCAAGAGCTAGAGTTAGCCATTCTTTCCCCATTTCTATTGCATGCTCTAAACTTTCTCCATATGTTGAATATAAAATATATTCCTGTCCTTTGTCATCCTCATTTAAAACAACATCAGGAAAACATATGTAAAAAAGTCCCTCCTCTTTTGTTATAATCGCTGGGTAAGTTACGTCCATAAAATCCCTCCTTTTTTATTTTTTGAGGTACAAGCAAGGCTATAGTAGCCCTGCTTGTCTTAAAGCACTCTCAACGGTCTTTTGAGGTAAATCTTTTCTAGGATGTGGAACAGTTACCAATCCTTTCTTGCTAGGGTGCTTGAAATGATGATGACTGCCTTTAATCCTGTCAAGATACCAACCGTCTTGCTTGAGTAGCTTTATGAGGTCTTTTGAGCTCATGTAACCACCTCATAATTATTATAACACGTATTATATACGTAGTCAAGTGTTTTTTATAAAAAAAGAGGGAATTTCTCCCTCTTATAAATGTTTTTCTATAACTTCTTATACTGTTCATAATTGTTCAATATCTTCCCTATATCCGTTTTACCTTGTAAAGCTTCATATACTAATGCTTCTAGTACAAAAGTATATTTCCTATCATTTTCATCTGCAATTTCTATAATTGCAGTATCTAAGGAAGAATTGATAGTGATTGTTCTTTGTAATCTTTCTTCTTTCATAATTTTACTCCTTATTCAATTCCCAATGTCCTGTTTATCTTATTTTACTCCAATAATAATTGGCTTTTTTAATTCAATAGATTTTTCCAACATTGTTTCAAATTTTACAAAAAAATCCTTTTTTTCTGCTAAAAAATCTATTTTGTATAATTCTTCTTTGTATTCTGCTAAAAGAGCTAGTAACTTTCTTGAATCGCCTGGATATATTTTCTTCATTTCAAATCCGTCTACATTAGGAAATATCATTTCAAAAATTTCACTATCTACACGATCTTTTTTTAGCATAACTTGGCTTATAGAAGATTTAATACAATAAAATCCAAGCGGGGTATCTCGATAGATACATTTTTTATAATTATATCTATCACAATCTCTTATAAACATATATCGAAATTTTGCTGCCATGTTAATCACCTAAATCCTGTACTGTATAAGTTTTTCCTTTTGCTTTTACAGTATAAATATTATCTGTTAGTCCTGTCTTGTCTAATTCAGATATTTGCATATTTAAAATATCACGTTCATGGACTAACCTAGATTTTAAATTGTTCATAATACCTTTGACTGTTCTCATAGTTTGTTCAAAGGTCATGTCTTCAATTCTTACTTTATTTTCTAGTGGTAATGTTTGTTGTTTTAAGAGATTCTCCATTCTGTTAAACTCTCTGATATATGCTATTTTAAAATCATTATATCCTTGAATGTTGAACATATACAGAATGAAGCAGTCTTTCGTTAAAAGATATTCTTTATAGCTTCTTCTTTGGTTAGGCACTCTATAAGTGCTTGGTATTATTAGAGAAGTCAAATCTGACTTTTCTAAAATCTTATCAATATCTTTTAATACTCGATTATGTTCTTTTCCTAATTCTTTAGCTACTATTCTGCTATTTACTACATAGACATTATTTTTCTTTATTAGTTCTGGCTTGTATGTCATACCCTACCACCACTCATTCTCCATGCGATTTCTATTGCTCCACTCATGGTAGATGTATAGAACTCTAAGTTTTTAAAAGTACATTTCCATAACCCGTTTTTACATTTTTGCATTTTCATATAAATGCCTCCTTTTTTACATTTTGTTGTAAAGAGTAGTTCAATACAGTTTTCATTTTCAATTGAAAATAAAAACATTGCCTACAATTTACTTTAAAAAAAAGGAAAAAGGTGGTATAATACATTTGCTATAGTGTGAGTATACTCATACTTCTTCCCCTTTTTTGTATTGAAAAATATAGAAGAGGGGATTTTATTTATTTTTTCATGTCTTTTTTTATTAAATCAGTTAAATATTGTTTAATTGTTTTTCCCTCCTTTGCTATTTTTATTTTAATTTCTTTGTAAAGTTCAGAATCAATTTTAAAATTTATCGTTTTTTCTTCCATCTATACCCCTCCTTTGAATATATATTACTTTATTTGTTGTAAAATGTCAATCTATATTTAAATATAAAAAAAGAGCCTAAAGGCTCTCTTTAATTTATTTTCCACTTTCCCATTCTCCTGTCCACATATTATATTTTCTTTCTATCTTTTCTCCTCTATCTTCCAACATAATGGAAACATATTCTTCAACATTTTTTTTCTTTAATTTCAAAAGTAACTTTGCAGGCATTTTTATTTTCTCCGGAATGTACATTTCTTTTTTAAAAATTCCGTTAGGTTCTATTGAAGTATTAGGTTTCTTTTCCAAAGCCTTAGTAACAAGATTATTTCCAAAAGATAATGGATAATCATTTAAATTTGAACTATCCCAAACAATTTCAACAAAATCATCTGTTTTATTAGTGATTTTTATTCCGATTCCATTAAATATTATTTCATTCACCTCAACATCTACAAAGCTAGATGATTTCATAATTTCATTATGAGGTCTAACATTTGTACACCCAACCATAAATACACATAAAACAACTAAAAACCATAATAACCACTTTTTCATTTTTTTATCCTCCTTAAATATTTAAAATTAACTCTTCTTCTTTTCTTTCTTTTTCTTGCTCTTCTTCCTGTATTTCTGATTTCGTTTTTTGATTTTGTTCCATTGCCAATGTTTCTCTATATTGCTCTGCTTTTGCTATCTTAGTGAATTCGATTTCTGCATTATACTCTTTAACAACTTTCTCCACTTCATCTAAGTTCACTCGGAAAAATTCTCTTCTGTCGTTTATTTTATTTACTCTATTATCATAAAATTTCTTATGTAAAGCATTTTCTAATTCTGGTGCATTTTTAGAATAAATCATAGCATGTACATCAAAATTAAATGGAACAGAGGCATCTCCCAATTCCCGAACCCTATCCATTGGATCCAATCTTCTTGTCATTCCTATCTTATAAACATTCTCTCCAAAAGAACCTATGTTAGAAATAACATAAACATGTCCAGACTTTGTTTGTTGTGCCATAGACATTGCTCTTTCTTTGTTGTGGCTTGCTTCTTCTAACTGTGCTTTTAATAATTCTATTTTAGCATTTAACTTATCTAAAGCTGCTCCATGAGCTTCTTGTAACTTTTGTTGTGCTTGTTCTAATGCTTTTTGAGCTCTCTCTTCTTCTTTTTGAGCCTCTACCTGTGCTTTTTCAAATTCTCTTTGTGCTCTTTCTTCCTCTTTTATTTGTTCACGAATAGCTCGTTGCTCTTCTTTTTCTTCTTGTTCTTTTTGTGCCATTTCATAATTCATATATAATTCTTGTAGTTTTAATCTTAAATAATCTCCTGAAATAATACACATATTTGTTTCGTTTAATTTATTGATTGTTTCATAAGCTTTATTGATTCTTTTTTCCATTACATGAACATTATTAAATTTTACTTTTGCTATTGCTGCATCCGCTTCTCCATTAAAAGCTCGCAACATCAATTTCAAATTATCATCAATCATTTTTTGACCTTTCTTTTTATCTCCGCCAACTTCCCAGCTAACAGAACAAGTTGCAGCTTTTTTGTCTTTAATCATCCATTTCATCTCATTGTTTACTCTTTCAATCATAGCTTTATAATGAGCGGAACTTTCATAATAATATTTTGGTTCATAAAAACTAAATTCTTGTAAATCTTGTTTTTCCTCTAGTATTTCAATTTCTTTCTCTAGTTCTCTTTTTTTATCTAAAATCTTTAATGCACGTTCTTTTTCTGTTTCGTTTTCAGATTTTAATTTTAAAATTTCTTTTTCTATTTCGTTTTTTTTATTTTCTTTTTCTTGTACTGCCTGATCCATATCCATAATTTGTTTATATTCTTTTTCTACCTTAGAATAAAAATCATTGTATTTATTTTTTAAATTCTGATTCTCTTTTTCTAAAATATCTTTTTCTTGTTTTAAAATCAAGTTTTCTCTTTGAAAACCACTTCCAGATGTCCAACCGACAACAGCTATAACTAACAATATAACAATTACAATATAAAATACCATTTATAAGCCTCCAATAATTTTGATTACAATCTATTTGTACTATATTTTTCTTTATTTGTCAAACTTTCGACAGTTTTATATAAAATATAATAAAAAAAAACAGAGATGAATTTTCTATCTCTGTTGCATTTGTATATTTATTATTTCTAATTTGTCTTGTTTTTCTTTTTGATATTTATCTACTCTATCTACAATAAAGCTTACTCCAACACAACGTATTGTTCCACTATTTTCATCAATATTCTTAATAGCAACATATACAGTTACAGCTATATCTCCAGCAATTAGAAGAAAAGACGCTTTTAATTTAGTAGGCATACATTTTTTAGAATCAAATATTAAAATTTCGGCAGAATTAAGCAATATGTGGTACAAACAAGGAAAATACATAAAACGATCTTTTAATTCAGGTTTTATTTCTCCATAAATTTTTTTAACGTTTCCTATTGTAATTTTTTTATTTAGTATTTCATTTATGATCTCTAATGGTTTTTTCGCTTTATAAAGTTTATGAACCCCTATTAGATGAGAAAAATTACTTTCCTCAAATTCTAAGTCAATAATACTTCCATTTGATAAAAAATATGTAAATTTATATGGAATTATCTCTTTTTTATAAAATTGAAAAATATCATAGAAGTTCACTTGACTAATAGAGACTTTTTTATTCCTAGTTTTATAATCAATTGTCATATTTTCTCCTCTAAGAAAAAAGCCTGTTAAATATCATAACAGGCTAATTTTTATTTTTGAAGACTGAAAGATTTTTTAGCTGTTCTTCATCAGCGAGAATATGGTATTATTCCTGCCCCCATATGGGTCCCTACTGTCTTCCTAGTAAGTCCTATCCCCAACCTCGATAGTCAAGGGAAGAATTTCTTCTTACTTGAAGTATACATTTTTTCTTACAAAAAATCAACTTATTTTTTTACTTTTTCCAAGCTTTTCTATAAAATTCTTCTGCAATTCGTCTGTACCTTTCTTGCATTGCGGTATTGATACCTAAGAAAGGTCTGGCTTTAATCTTTGCAGATTGTTTTAATACATATAGAAATTCTAGTTGTCTCTTTTTTCCTCTTCCTACCTCTCTTGCTATAAAAGTTGCTCCGGGTGTTCTTACTAAAAAAGCACTTCTAAATCTTCTAGCACTTTTTCCATATGACTTAGGACTAATGGGAATTGTCAATGCTCCTGCACTTTTTGCTCGTATCACTCCACCATAGTTATGCAATCTAGCATATCTATTGTTTGTACCGACAATTGCTTTTGTCATAGTAGCTTTGCTACTAATACTTTTAGACAATAACCCGGTATTCATCAAGGGTTTTCCCTTACGGATTCCGATTGGAAACCATCTATGACCATCAGGTCCCACTGACATTCTGAATCTTGATTGGACACGTGCTTGCATATCATTAGCAATCTCTTCCATTAATTCTTTCGTATTTACCTTTCCGGAAACTTTATTGACATAAAGAGCTAAGTCATTTTTTATTTTTAATTCTATCATGATACATCACCTAGTACCATGCAGCCATTCCAGTTTTAGGGAATTTTCCATTTTCTTCAATATCATTTAAAATGGATTTTCTCGCATGAAAAGCATAACGTCTAAATTTATCTTCTGGAGCTTCTTTTTCTATCAAAAGCTCTTTTGTATTTTTTATATAAAGTAATATTCCCGCTTCTCCTCTTTTTTCAGGAAAATATTCGTATATTACTTTGTCTATTGTTTCTTCTTTTAAATTATAACCTACCATATTTCCCTCCTATCTTATTTTTTCTAAAAAGATGTCTGTTGCTAAATTATAGTTGTATTTTCTTTCAGTTATGCTATGTGCTGTTTCGTAGTCATACCCATATCTTCTCATTAAGAAATATTCTAATCTTTCATGTTTTAACAAAATTATGTCATGAGGTTGTATATCAACTCCTGTACTTAATCTTCTAAATGATTCTGACATATCATAATTTGGATCAAATTTCTTTATTTTCCCATTCAACAGATATTCATTAAAAAATACATGTTGAATAATGTTTTCTACTGCTTTCTTATTCATTTTTGTATTCCTAGCAATCGCATTGATATAAAATTTTATTTTTCTGTTTCTTACACTTTTATAATATCTTTCTGCATGAGCATCTCTTTTTTCTCCGTAAGGGTCATTCTCATTATTCAATGCTCCTGAATTTTTTACAGCTCCAGAAATTTTTCCAATCGTTTCCTTTATTTTTACAACCTTTTTTTCTTTTATTTTAACATTTTCTTCTAAATTTTTCAACCTATTAGAGACAGGAGCCGTATTAAAATTTTTCATATTTTTAGCCATTTTCTTAATTTCTTTATCCGGCTTTTCAATCTCTAAACCATATCCTTGCACTTCCTTTTCATTTAATGCAATCACTTGACTTCTACAATTATGATGATTAGGTGGATAAATAACATGCCAAATTGCATCATCTGCTGGATATACTTTTCCGTCTAAACTTCTGCAAATTTCACTTGTCCTATCATCATTGATAGCACTATACATAAAATATGGTCTTTGTTTTATGTTATTCATTTGTTCTTCATATCTTCCTGCTGCATAAGCATTATTCATAGCATTTCTGTATACCAATTCAGAATACCAACCATCTTCTCCTAAGCCTGCTTTTTCTGCTATACTTTCAATATCTTTTTTCCATTCATGATAAGTTCCACCTTTTTCTAAATTCTTTTGCAAACTGGTTAAGACTTTCTTAGTAGCTTCCAGCTCTGTAGATTTTTTTATCCAAAACATTCTATTTCTTGCTTCTTCCTCTATTTTTTCTATAGTGTCATACATTACTGGATTTCTCTCTACAATAGACTTAATCGCTTTTGTAAATGGTAAAGAGATTGGATCTAATTCTTCTTCAAATTCTAATGCTTTTTCCTGACTGTCCAAATACCCCAGTAAGAACATAATAATATAATCTTCTTCTAATATTTCCATATCCAAATCCAATTCTTCCTCTAATGGATTTTTTAACCATTTTTTCATAGCAATATTCATTTTTTTAGAAAAAGCATTTTCTTTTTCTTTATTGTTTTTCAATCTTTTGTCCACTGTATTACTTACATTTTCGACTAGAGTCTGTAATTTTTCTTTTTTTTTACTTTCAAATTCTAACGAATGAGGAATTTCTTCCACTTCTTCCAAATCCTCTTCTTCTAATCCCAATGCTTCTGCTAGCTTACTTTTGGATATTTTATATCCCAACGATCTTACATCAGTAAAATTCTTTATTTTTACTGCTCTTGTATTTTCTTTTTCTTTCTCTTTTTGAATGACATCATTCTCATCTTCTAAAGATTCTAAAGAAAAATAAAACTGCTTAGAATCATATCCATGATACAATCCGTCATAATACAGTAAAGACTGTAAACAATCACATATAAACTCACATCTTTCTTTTATAACTGCTTCCAATCCATCTCCATGCACTGTCCCTAAAGCTCTGGAACCAACTCCATTTCCATCATCAATAGATAATGTTCCACCTAGCAAATTTTGAATAATCTTTTTTCTTTCCTTATCCTGTAAATTTGCATAAATTTCTGGCTTCAAATCAGATAAATTGATAAATTGCATATTGTCTTTTAAAGTTCCTTGAAAATCACTAGGAATAGCCAACACAAGTTTATCCTGATATTTTCGTAAATCATCGACTTTTCTTCTTACATCTTCCCTTTTTTCTCCTTTGTTATATTTAAATAAAGTAATTACGTTTCCATATCTTTGAGAAATGCTCCTTAAGTACCCTTGAAACATTTCTTTATCTGTAAAAGCTATCTTACAAGATTCTAAAATACTAACTCCTGTCTTATTTGCTATATTATATCTATGAATAGCTAACAAAAATGTTTCTTTATCTATTTTTAGCTCTTTATTATCTGCAGAAACATACCATTTCTTTTCCTTTGTATATTTCACATATTTATGTGGAACATAAATTAATCTTGCTAGACTATAATCTTCTTTGTTATATACTTTTTCAAATACAGCATATCCATAGTAACAAGCTTCTAGCATATTTCTAAATAATCGATTAAATTTTACATTATTAAATCGAGCTTCGATTTCTGGAATCATCGCTCTTAATTCTTCATTATCTGTTTTTACAGACAAAATTCTTCCTGCTACTTCTCTCTCAATCTTTTGTAACGCTCCACCAATTTCGACATCTTGTAGCATTCTTTTTATAATATCCTCTGTTAGGTCCCCTTTTGCCGCAGGCATATTCTCAAATAATACTCTTACAACACTTTCTAATGTAGTATCATCTACTACTGTTTTATTTTTCTTGCTCAACGCTCTCCCTCCTATGCAGCAATAATTTCATCAGAATCATTTCCATTTTTATAATAATACCCAATTACTGTATTAAAGAAATACCGAATTCCATCCATATGGTGGTCATTTTCTTTTACCGGTACTTCTTCTCCATGCATACTCTTTTTTTCATCCCAACGATAAGAATAAAATTCTTTTATCGTTTCTATGCAATTTCTACAGACAAATAATCTTATTTTATTTAAATAAATTTGTACCAATGGAATTCCGGATACTCTTTCTGAATCTTCTTCAAATACTTTGTTATTAGCCTTTACAACATATTCTCCCTCTTGCTCCAACGCTACAATAAAGGAAGAAGCTGACGGGTCTACAATTGTATATTCAATCTCAATTCCATATTTATTACATATGCTTTCTTTCCATTCTAAAAAATCTTGAGTATACTGTTCATCTGTCTTTGTTTCATTGCTTTCTCTTCCACTATGATGATATTCTTCCATAATGTATACTTCATTTCCTAATACCCCTATTAAATTCCAAGCCATTGGATTGTATATTCCATAGTCACAAGTAATGTAATAATAGTCACAGACTGGAATTTCATCTTCATCGATAAAATTATCTCCTATAATCTGATATACCAGTCCCTCTGCCATTACCCATAAACCTAATATGAATCGTTCATAGAACGCTCCTTTGTACATCAGTTTATACTGTTGTATTTTATTTTCAGATAGAGTTGGATTATCTTCCATAGTAAAATGTAAATATAGCAATTTCTTTTCGCTTGCCATATCAATAAAATCTTTCTTAAAAAAATGATGAGGATTATCTGGGTTACAGGTAAACCAAATCTTAGATCTCTCTACAGAACATCTTGCAATCGCTTGGTCTAAAAAACTCTTTGGCATTAACACTGCTTCATCAAAAAAAGCTCCCGCTGCTGTTAGCCCCTGTACTAAATCAGCTGACTTCTCATCTTTTCCACCAAATACATAATAATAATTCGTTATTTCTCCAAGTGTAACTACTAGAACATTGTCAGAACGATTATAAGAATATTCAAACTTCAATGTACGTAACATTCTAACTAAATCTTTTAAGATGTTTCTCTTAAATGCTCCTATCGTTTTTCCGGATAAAATAAAATTCTGCCTATTAAAATTCGTCATACTCCAAGTTATAAAACTATAAATAACCGAAGAAGTCTTTCCGCTCCGGATTGCTCCATCACATATAATTCCAAAATAATTTTTATATGGACTGCTATCTCTCCACCAAGTTAATACTTTTCTTTGCTTTAAACTTGGTTCTATCATTCTAAAACTATCTTCTAAAAGTTTATTTCTTTTTCGTAATATCGTGTTTTTATATTCTGTACTAACAATACGAATTATATTTTGCAACATAACTTCTCACTTCTTTCTTTGAACTTTTCTGCAAAATTTTCTATTTTCTTCCCAGCACGATATTTTACGACTCCATACATTGATTTTGAAATTCCTAATCTGTTTTGTATTTCTTCCGAAGACATTCCAGTTCTATACAATAGCCATACATTCCTTTCTAATTCAGAAAATGGTTTCAGCTCTCCTGAAATAATCATCTCAATAAGAACATCTTTTATTTTTAATCTTTCTTCCATGCTTTTGCTAATTTTATATTTATGAAACGCAGAATCTTCTTGTATAAAATTCTCAAAAAAACTTTTAGAATCTTTGTGTGTCATTCCGTTTCCTCCCAAGTATCTATTTCCCAATTTCCAAATTGTTCTTCAATTGCTCCGCGAATTTCTTCGCTTGTATTTTCTTTATTACCTTTTTCTATTTCTAACAACTTTGTATATAATATTGCTGTTGCTTTTTCTTTCTCAAATGCAAGCCTTTCTTGTTCTAATTCATATTTCCTGTCCTGTAACATTAGTTCTGATACTTCTTTTGTATTTCCTGCTCCTATCCAAGAATCTGTATATTTTTTAGCAGCGTCTAATGTTTCTAGCCCTTGTTTAATTGCGTTGATTTCCGCTGCTAACTTCTTCCCTTCACTTGCTCCATGTTTTCCTGTGTGAAAGTCTTTTATTTTTTCTAACGCTACACCTTCTAAATATTCTGCCCCTTTTATTAATTGTAACGCTCTCTTTTCTCTTTCTTTTGTGATTGCTTCTGCTATTCTAGCTTGTGCTTCCAATTGTAACTCATCTCTTCGTTGTATTAAGTTGTAACGCTTTCTCCATTTCGCTACAGTGCTTGAATGAAAATCAACCGCTTCTGCTATCTCTTTTGCTGTGTATCCTTGCATTGTCATTCTAGAGATTTTTTTTAGTTTTTTAGAATGTTCTTGACTCTTAGCGAGCCTTTTTACCCTATTTTCCTCTTCCAGTAGACTTTTTTTTGTTTCACGCTTAATAGGTATAGCTTCTTCATTTTCTGTAACATTTTGTAACATTCCAGAAACGTTACAATCATCTGTAACACTTTGAATATTCGTTACATTCTTTTCTCTTTGTTTTCCATCTACACACCATTCTCTTTTTTTCCATACTCGAATAGAGTTAGAAGATATTCTTAAGTCCTTCGCTATCATGGATAGTGTTCCTCTAGGAGCTTTCTCTCCTCCTAGCTCCAACCATTTCTTATATGCTTTCTCTTTCTTAGTCACATCTTCCCTCCTCTCTTTTTTGTTTCATGTATTTATCCTATACAGAGTAACAACATCGTTTGTTATTACCCTGTCTAATATAAATGCATTTATACTTATCGTATTAAATAATAAAATGCATATGTAGTTATACATAGTGCTACTATTCCTTCGTAAATTTTTCTCTTCTCTTTTGTTACTGTCCCTCTTCTAATTTCTAACATTGCTAACATCATACACAATACACCAAATAATGCTCCTACCATTCTGTTCATTCCAAGCCACCTTGCTCTCTCTTCATATACTTAATCAAATATGTCAAGTACTCTTGTGCCTTTTCATAATCTTGTATTCCGTTCTTCTTATGTGCTCTCATAACATACTTCAAAATATCTCCCACACATTTCCCTTGAAATCCATCTTTCAGCTCTCTTGTAACTTCTCGGATAACGTCAATTACTTCTATTCCTAAATTTCCCAATTGATAATGCTTAGGATTTTTTACTGCATTATTTTCGTTTTCCATTCTTTCTCTCCTTTCCGCCAAGCGATTGGCAATACAATGTACTTTAAGTTTGATATTTCAAAGCAAATCGGACTACTTGTTTTACCATTATAAAGTAAAGTTCCTGTCACCTTTTCTTTTGTAGTTGCTCTTATCCATAAATCGATAAACTTAGGATTCAACGCTTTATGACATTCTTTTTCTAATGTGATTGGAAATAACATCTCTAAGTGTGTTTTTCCAAATTCTGCTTTTGCAACAATTCCGTCATGTGTGAAATAGAATCTTGGAAACATAAAATCTAAATCGTTTGACTGAAATGATGTGCAAATAGCTTTCCATGACAACGTATCTGCCAAAGACATTTCTTTTTTTGAAAAAATGTCTGTACGAAATGCCACACGTTCCGCATCACTAGGTACAATCTTACACACTTGTGAAATATCAGGAACTTGATTAACAGTAGGTGTAAATAAATGTATTTCTTCTTTTACACGAATTACCAAAGTACAGTCATCTATCAATGCAATTTCTTGTGCAACTTTTAGTAAAGACAATAGGTCTGAGGAATAAAATCCAAGAGGTTTCTTTACTTCATTTACAATTTTTTTAGCTTTCATCACAACTGCACGATAGGGATCTGTAAATCCAATGGAATCTTTAGATATTAACAAATACTTTACAGAGTCTACTGTAGTCTTCTTCATAATCTCGGAAAACCTTGTTAATCTTGTTACGTCTTCTTCTCCCCACCATAGGTGGATTTTTTTACAGTTCTTTCTAAATTCCTCTATCTTCATTTTCGGTACCCCCAACCAATGCTATATTCGTTCTCATTTCTTCACTTTCTATCATTGGATATACTCCGTTATTTTTTAACAAATCATATAAAAATAAGCGCCCTTTTTGTGTCCAGTACATATGTGGTCTTGCTCCTTGTGTTCCATCAGATTTTGAATAATTTTGTGTTTTTGTTTGTGTATATCCATTTTCAGCATATTTTTGATATAAGAACCAAATTCCACTTTGTTTGAATTGCACTCCTAATTGATGTAACTTTTTATTCATCCATTCAGCACTTTTTCCATAGTCTTTTGCGATAACAGTCATAGATAATAAATCTTTGCATTGTAGAATCAAATCATAATAACTAGCCTTTGGTTGTAGCTCTGAAATTTGTTGATCTTTTACTTTGTTATCTAATGCTAATTTCTCAATCTTTTCTTGTTGTTCCGCTGCCAATCTTAATGCTTCTGCGAAGCTAGTTGGCACTTGGAATTGACCTCTCAATTTATTTTCAAGTTCATCAATGTATTTGATGACTGCTTTTCTAACGAACTTGGATTCTCTTACCAGCACTTGTCTTGATTGTTGCAAGTCTAAGATGAACATAGGTCTTTCTTGATTTTGTTTATCTTTATAGGACCCGGCGGAAATTTTTCCGTCAGCTATTTCTTCCTCAAATTCAAGCTTAATAACCTTTAGTAAGTCATAATGTTGCAACTCTTTTCTATCTCCCTCCTCTCTTCTAAATTGATTGATTAGTTCTGTAAGTTCTAATGATGTAAATGTGTTTTTGTTTTGTAAATTGTTCATAACTCTATTCTCCTTTTTTTACATTAGCCTTAAATTATTCTAAAACTTCAATTCTTACTCCTGCATTTCCCTTATCTACTTCATATCCTAGACAAACTGGTATAATCTCATTCGCATTGTCGTCATCTATCCAACCTGCTTTTACCATTAAATCGCAGGGCAATTGCATAGCATTGATATAGTCAAATTTTCTTCTACTATCCCGGATAAAATAAAATCCAATTCGGTAAGGTTTTTCTTTTCCTTTAATTTGTCTATGAAATTCCGCTACATTTCCTGCAAAATGCCATTGAAATGCATATGTTTTTAAATATTTTTCCACTACTTCTGAATTAATCAATCTAGTTGCCACAATGTTCCCTCTTTTATTTTTTATTCTCGCTATTCTCTTACTGTTCTTAGAACTTGGAACATTTCCAGCTATAAAAATCTGTGTCATTCCTGCTCCTCTTTTAATTAAAAACTAAACTATTTAAACCAATCAAAACAATAACAATTCCAAATATAAGCCAAGCAATATCTAATTGTTTACTTTTTTTTAGCTCTTTCAGCAAATCCTCGTTTCCTTTTTCTAATTCTTTTATTCGCATTTGAAGCTCCAATATCATCTTCAATCTTTCATAGTATCTTTTTTGTGACTTATATCGTTTCATTTTTATCCCCCATAAAAACTACATGCTATATAAATATTGCAAAAATATAGCCAACCAAACAGTTGAACATATTACAGAAATTCCGATACAACCCATTTTCATTTTTCTGTACATTTTTTCTATTTTCATGTTTTCTATCTCTTTTTCTTTGACAGAGTTTTTTAATTTTGCTATTAACTCTTCGGATTCTAAAATAGTACTTAAAAGCTTTTCTCTATTTTCTGCTTCTTCTAATCGAATTTCCTCTGTTTTTTTATTAAATTCTTTTTTTATCTCTTCAAGTCTTTCATTAAAAATCTCTATCTTGTAGTTTGCATATTCATCTAACAAAGATTGAATTAATTGTTCCATTCCTTCGTGTCCGATGTTTGTATTTCGTCTTGAAGTTTTTATATCTAATCCCCAAGATTTCATATATGCTTTTAGAACGCTAAATGTCTTTCGTTCATTTTCTACAGTAATTCTTAAGCCATTCCTAGTAAATATTTGCTTTTTCATCTCTTTTATACTCCCTCCAATTTATATTTTTTCTAATTTTATTTTTTGTAAAGCATTATATGTTCTTGTTGCAGAACAATTCCCCATATATACACCATTTGCATAGATTTTCATCTGCATAGCACTTTGATTCCCATCCATTCTCTTCGTTCTTGTAATTGTTGTTTTTATTTCTAAAATATCTCCTGGTATCAGAACCCTCCATATTTCACTTTCTGTCCTTTTTATAGAAATAATCCTATATTTTTCACTCGCTAACTCTATCATTTTTCAAATTCCCCTCCACAAAGAGGGCAAGTAATCAATTTTTTCTCTGGTTGTATAATTTCTGGTTCATCCTCGTCATCATCTTCAAAATTATTAAATATGCTATTCAGTTCTGCTTCTCCAAATCCCAATACACTTAAATCAAAATTATCTACTTTTAAAGCATTCATTTCATAAGCAAGAATTTCAGAATTAAATCCAGTATTCATTGTTAACTTATTGTGAGCTATAATGTATGCTCTCTTCTGATTTTCTGTTAAATGAGATAATCGAATACAATCACATGATTTTATTCCAAGTTCTTTTAACGCTAAATACCTACCATGTCCCTCTATAATTTCATTGTTTTCGTCAACTGCAATAGGATCGTTAAATCCAAACTCTTCAATTGACTTCATAATTTGTTTTACCTGCCAATCTGGGTGTTCTTTTGCATTATTTTCATACATTTTCAACTTCTCTAAAGAAATTTTTTCAATTTTCATCGCAACTTCTCCTTATAAAAACATACTCTCTATAATAGAGAAAATGTTCCCAAAAAAATGGGAACATTTCGTTATTTTTCTATGATTTTACTAGCTTTTTTGAAAAATAAAAAAATATTTAAAAAAAATAAAAAAAGTTGTTGACATACATTTGAATATAGTGTATACTATATTCAAGAAAAGAGATTAAGAGGAGGAACAAAATGAAACAAATAAAATTATCAAACAAAGAAATCGAAGAAATGGGAGGAGTATTTGTAAAGTACTCCGAATGGAAATACAACGGTCATTATGACGGATACCTTAGACATAAGGTTTATCTGTTAAATGGGGAAGAAGTTATATCGTATAATACTTGGGAATACAAGGGGGTGTAGAAAAATGAGAAAAGAAAACAAAATAACAAGGAAAAACATCAGGGGAGAATTCTTCCCTGATGTAAAAAAAGATTGGTATAAACATCAATACCAATTCAGACTTATCAAAGGTGGATTTGTAGTACATTCTACAATTTTCTACCTTGAAAAAGGAAAAGTTGTCAGAGCCGAAACTGAGACAACTCATAAAGAAATTGCTCCAGCCTCAATTCGTTGGCACAACGAATTACAAAGAGCAATTCGTATGATTTGGGGAAACCGAGGGTTGAGAAATCAACTTTTCGGTCTATAAAAAAAGGATACGTTAACAGTCCTTTAAGTTGTTAGCTATTTTATACCTAAATTCAGACGGCTATTATTTAGACGAACTTGATTATCTAGCTAGCGAAGATTTTCAGGCCGAAAAAGATATAAAAGTTTTTTATGCCGAAAGGGAGTAAAAAACTTTTATATCGAATAACGTAGCCGAAAATGCGTTATTAAAAAAAATAAAAAAGGAGGAAAAAATGAGTAAATACAAAGTAAATTTTTATGCTTCAACAAGATATGTAGGAGCAGAGGTAGAAGAAGATGTTGATTTAATAGAAGACTATGGTTTTTCAGAAGAAAAAGCAAAGAAAATTTTTGAAGACGAAGATAAATTGCAAGAAATTTTCAACGAGTGGCTTTTTGAAAATATAGACGCTGGTTGGAAGAGATTAGAGGAAGAATGAAATTGAAAAAAAGACAGAAAATTGTAATATATTCTGTCTTTTTTTATTATTTTTATTCACTTTTTGTAAATAGATAAAAGAATGGCGTGTCTAATAAAGCAATTATAACTTTTATAAAAAATTGACTATAAATAACAAGAAACAAATCTGGTACTACTCCATAAAATGCAATTGTGATAAAAATAGAAGTATCCAAAAATTGACTGCATATTGTGCTAACATTATTACGAATCCATTTATATTTTCCTCCATTTAGTGTTTTCAATTTATGAAAAATAAAAACATCATTTGTTTGTGCTACTACATATGCTGCCAAACTTGCTAATGTCATTCTTAAACTTCCTCCAAGAACAGCTTGAAATTTCTCTTGAAAGTCTAACATAAATGGTGCTATTGGAATTTTGATTGCAAATAAAATCAAGAAAGTTGCTATAATTTGTGTTAGCAATCCTCTCTTGACTGCTTTATTTGCTTCTTCTTTTCCCCATATTTCCCCTATAATATCTGTACATAAAAATGTAATTCCATAACTTACTACCGCTGCTGGAACAACAAAGTAATTTCCTAAAATCACTAATTTACTAGATATTACATTAGCAATAATTAAACATGTAATAAAAAGACAATTTAAAAACATTAACTTATTTTCTTTCATTCCTTCTCCTCTTCATTATTTCTTTTTTTAAAAATCTTAACCTTTCTCCTAATCCCATTGTTTTTAAAGGAATCTCATTATTCTTAAAATACACAGCAAGATATTCTAAATATTTTTTACCGCATAAAAAAACAATTCTATCCTCCTTAGTAATATTTTTTTCTTGCAATTGTTTTAAAACTTTACAGGTCCATTTTTTCCTAGAATCATTACTCATATTGTTTAATGTTAAATCATAACTTTCAATATAATCATCCAATTCCAAAAGTCCGTATTTCGCAGATAAAATATAAATTTCTTCTGAAAAAAGTTTCGCATATTTTAATTGATACCTAAACAAAGTAGACACATATAAATCTTTGGCTTTATGTTTTCCTGCTCTTTTTTTCTTTACACAATTAATTAAAACAATTTTTCTCATTTAATTCGCTTCTCCTTTAAATAAAAAAATCTGAAATTTTTTCCATTCCATAATCGAATACTTAGTTAATTTCATTCTTGTTTCATTTCCAAGTTTTATCTTTCTTTTTTCTGAAATACTCTTATTTTTAATGCATTTTTCTGTAATAGAAAAAATAGGCATACTTCCAAATCTATTTATAGTCGTCCAGGTAGAACTATCACAAGAAAAAAATGGAAAATCATTGATTTCTTTTCCTGTAAAACCAAGCCCATGAACATTACATTTTTCACTTCTAGCTATTTTTAGCAATGGTAGGAATATTTTTTTATAATCTTTTTTCTTAATCTCCTTCGTAACAATTCCACCAATTGCCACATATTCATATAGTTTTACTGTGTTTTTCCATTCATTTATTCCTCTTGAAATATGCCAAACAGGAATACTTTTTCTTCCTACTTCTTTTTCTATTTTCTCTCTTATTTTGAGAACTTTTGAGTACCCTACCAATGGATCAATATCTAATTCTATAAAATTCTTAACATTCCAGAATTTAATAAATTCTATATAGTTCTCAATATAGTCATCCAAGTTTTTAAGAAATGATTCTGCTCCTCCTTTTGCATTTAACATACTAAATGCTCCACTATCTAAAATAAATCCCTTACAATCATCGCTGTTAATATATGAAAAATACTGTTGCAATATGCCTGGTTTTAATTTCTGCAAATAGTGAAAACTTCCTAAAACAAACAAGGGTTTTACATCAATCATAGTTTCAATTGTTACATAGTCATTCTCTAAACTAGCAAGATACAAATTCATAGAATCCCTCCACAATGAGGACATCTTTTTTCTTCTTGTTTGCTCTTTTCGTCGTCAGATAGAACCTCATCTAACTCTAATTCATTACTAGATAGTAATGTCTCTAATTCATATTCAGAAAATCCGGTAATTACTAAATCGATTTTATTCTCTTTTAAATTAGATAATTCTTCCTCTAAAATAGATAAATCAAATCCAGTGTTCATCGTTAGCTTATTGTGAGCTATAATGTATGCCTTTTTCTCTAGTTCTGTCAAATGTCCTAGCACAATGCAATCAACTTCTTTTAATTCTAGTTGTATGCTTGCTAAGTATCTTCCATGACCTTCAATAATGTTTCCTTGTTCATCAATAGCAATTGGATCGTTAAACCCAAATCGCTTGATACTTTCTTTTATCTGTTCAATTTGCCATTCCGGATGTTCCTTCGCATTATTTGCATAAGGTTTTAATGTTTCTAACTTTCTTTTTTCAATTTTCATTTCTACACCTCCTCATAATAGGAAAAATGTTCCTATTTTTTTGGGAACACATTTACAATTGTATTCTTAGTTTATAAAAAATATGGTAATATAAGTTTGAGGGAGTGATAATATGAAAAAAATTAAAAGTAAATTTTCTTTAAAACAAAAGAACTTTATTAAAGAATTATTAAAATTACATAAAACAATTATCATGGATTTATTGGTAGACAATTTTTCCCAAACAGATCTTTCTATTCTTTTTAAATTAGATAAGGATTACAATGAAAATATATTAAAAGTTTTTACAGAAATTCTTGACTTTTCTGAAAAAGGAGCCTTTTATTTTAATAAATTACAAAAAATAAATAATAGTAGAACAGAAAAATATATGTCATATTCAATTGAAGAATTAAAAAAAGAATTTGAAAAGGATTATTTTATTCCGGAAAGAGGAGATGGAATTGCTCCGGAAATGATTTTACTTTATTATAATTCTAACAATGTCCCAAAAGATTCTGTTTATGCTTTTTGTGAGAGCTTTTATTTAAAAACTTTAGAAAACTACGATACAAAGCAAGATGAAAAGCTACAGGAAATTTACAATGATTGTACTCAAATGACAAGCTATATGATTGAATTAGAACATTATCTAAATGGAAAATATATTGGAAATATAAGTGATGAAGAGCTATATAAAAAGTTTTTAGCAGAAAAGATAGAAGGTGGCTATAAAGTTAGAAGAGGATTATTAGATTTTGCTTATAAGTATCTAGAACAAATTTTTGAAACACATTATAAAGCTGAAAAAAGTTACATTTTATTGCAAACATATTTACAGAAAATCGCAGCAATGTATGAAGAATGGCAAAATAAAACTCCCGAAATTTCTTCTGTTACAAAAGAAAATCAAAGTCTAAAAAATAAAGTAGAGCTATTACAAAGAGAATTGGAGTTGTCATTAGAGAAAAAAATCATTGTAACAAACGATGAAGATTTAATAGCAAGAAATAAAGAATTAGAAAAAGAAAATTATTATTTAAAATATCAGAATGAAAAATTACAACTAAAACTTCAAGAACTAGAAAACGAGTTAAACATAAACAAAACCATTGTTGAAGAATTAGAAATTTCGCAAGAAATTCCACCTAAAGATCCAAAAATGAATCCTAAAAATATAGTTGTTTTAGGTGGAAAATGGACATATGAAAAGATAAAAAGCTCAAATCTTCCTATTACTTTTATTCGTAGTGAAGATATTTTGAAATCTATGTCCGGAATTAAGAAATATGATCTCATTATTTTCGACACTTCTCGAAATTCCCATATTTTTTTCAATAAGCTAAAAAGTGTTACTCACAACTTCTATTTAATTAGTCATAGTAGTATTGAAGAAATACAAAAAATTATACAAGGCTAGGTCAAACTAGCCTTTTTTCTCTCTTCTATTTGTTTCATAAATTCTATTTTTAAATTTTCTAACATATTTCCTTTTTTACAGATATTTCCAGCTATCATTTTATCTAACCCGCAATCACATTGCATTCTTATATAAGTGCAAGACTTTGTTTGTCCAATTCTAAAAATACGAGCTTCTGCTTGTTCTATAGTAGCATAATCAAAAGTCTTATCCCAAAATACTATTACATTGTATTCTTGTAGATTGAGTCCAAAACTATGTTTTTGATAACTTAACACTAAAATATTCGGGTATTTCTCTTTTAAATATTCTTGAGATTCTATAAATTTACAGAATACAATACATTTTGGATATTCCTTTAAAATCTCTTCAAAAACTTTCTTCTTATCTTCTGTTACTGCATAAATAGATTGTAATTTTTGAGCATATTCTAAGAAATGAAATCCTCCTCTTTCCAAGTCATCTAGCATTCTATCTTTAATTTTGTTATACTCTTCTTCTTTTTCAAAATAATCATAATAGTATTTCACATACTCTCGTTCTAAGTTTAAAACTAATTCACAACGATAAATATAATTGTCAATCATTTTAAATAAAGCTTCTTCATTTGCATTGTCGGAAACAATTCTTTTTAATTCTCTTCCATTTTTCTTTACAATAATTTCATCTGTAAAACGATTTCTGAACTCTAGAAAACTCATATTTAAAATCTTAGGACTTAAAAAATCTAATTGATTGTAAAGATCTAAAAAGTTCTTAGATATTAATGTACCATTTAAAATCAGCCTATATTTACAGTATCTTCCAATTTTAATAATTCTTTGAGAAACTTGAACGTAATTTTTTATTTTTAAACTCTCATCTAAAACAATAAATGATGTTTCTAATTCTTTCGCTAAGTTAAGAACTTCTAAGAAAATTCTTCCACTTTGCCGAATAGATTCTATTCCATAAAATGTAATTGGTAAATTTTCAAAATCATATTTTTTTACTTCTTTCCAAAAATTGTCTTTTGTATTCAATGGCGCAAGCCAAATTAAATGATTTGTTTTATTTGCTTGAAATCTGTCATTAAATAACTGTAGAGCAGTCATTGTTTTACCTGTTCCAGTTTCCATAAATAAAGCTCCTACTTTTAATTTTTTTAATTTTTCAACTGCCTCTAATTGCTCTTTACTCATCTCGTAAATCATCTGGAACCTCCACTTTCTGAATTGTTATTTTGCTTGCTCTTCTCTTAAAATATTCTGTTTTTTGCTCATAATGAGTTGGTGTTCTATCTTCGAAATCATACATAATTTCTCGTAAACTTCTATCTTCATTTGTGTAAATATATTTTCTTTTTCCTCTTTTACCTTCTCGATAATAAATTCTCACAAATGGTTTTTCCCACATAAATATTAAATATTTTTTACCCTTTTTTTCTTTTATCAATGCTTTCGGATAATAAAAATAACAAGCTTCCTCTATGTTTTCATATGGTAATCTAATCAAAACTGCTTTTTCTGTTTCTAAAATAATGTCAGAATACTGTAAATAAATTTCAAACCACATTTTTTTTACTCCTCTTCCGATTTACTGAATTCTCTATCTTTAAATAAGCTGGCTAATCCCGACAATTGTTTTAATCTCAGTAATTCATCAGCATCCATTCCAATGTTTTTTAATATCCAGGCATCACTCATTCCACTTTCTACTAACTCTGATACAATATTTGTCATCAACTCAATTGAATGACTTCCTCTTGCTCTATTATGACGTATTGTAGAAGCCATCCTGTTTGAAATGTCTTTATCTATAACTACAACAGGTAAGCAACCATTTTCTCTCTCATAAATATCTTTATGCTTCTTCATAATTGTATATCTGTGAAATCCATCCACAATTTCGTACTTATCAATATCTTTTAAATAATAGCAAACAATAGGCATTGTATAGCCATCGTTTTTAATTGACTGATAAAGTAATTTCATTTCTGGGGGAGCAACACTATTTGGATTGTATGAATTTGCTTGAACTTTCTCAATTGGAACTTTTTTTATGTTATAAACTGGACTTTGATACATAATATACCTCCTATAAATTTCTATATTTTTCCATAATATTTTTTCTTTTCTCTAATTCATATTTTGTTTGTCCAAAGCCTAATGTTTTACAGCTTGTGTCATTTTTAAGTATTGCTATACACATTCTTTTGTATGTAGGTAATAAATTAGGCTTGCTTATTTCTATTTCATCTAAATAATCCTTAAAACGTATTACATCGTATTCTGTTGTATAATTTCTATTATTTTTTGGTTTTCCTAAATTTTCATGTTCTACTGTTAATTCTTTTGCAATTTCTTTGGGTAATGCTCCCCCAGTTACAGTCCAATATTTTATGGAAGTTTCTAATTTTTTTAGATAAATTTCTCTTGTATGTTTAGGCAAAGTGTCCAGCAAAAAATACATATATTCTTTCCATGTGAAATGATCCGGCTTCTTAATTGTTTTCCAACCCATTGCTGTAGTTCCACCGTACAATCCAGTAAAATTTACTCCATTTACTCTTCCGACTAATTTTCCCCAATTGTTAGGATCAATTACTTTATACAGTTTTAAACTGTCTTGTGCTGCATCGTTAAAAGGGCTTGCAACCCTCATAGCATTTACTTTTAATCCTGCTTGATAGAACAAGTCATAGATTTTGTTATACCTCTTTTGAAATTTAGAATTATAAATCCATATGTCATCAACAAGCCAATCGTAAATTGGATAAATATTTACAAGATTCTCACTTATTTTAGTGGTATATTTTTTCCCTTCATACTCATTTTTATCATCAAACTTATTTACTGCTTTGTATCGATGTAAACTTTCCTGTGTTCTAATTCCAATTAAAAAACAAGTTTTTCCTTTCTTTGCTATTTCTTTGCCAAATTTAATATTAAATTGATAATCTGAAATCTCATAATCAAAAGAATATGGAAAATTCTCCTCATTGATGGAATTTTCAGGTAATTTTCTACACCATATTTCTTTATCTTCAAACTTCCAAGGCTGCCAAAATGATTGAAACATTGAAACACTGCATTGAGCTTTAATTGGTAAACATACCCAGTATTTTTTCACTTCTATTGGTAAAGAATGAAACACTTCTGTAACATAATCAGTAGTAGCTTGATATTGAGCTTCATAATCCATATGGTATACTCCAATTTTATGTAAACAATTCATTTCTTTTGCAATATCTAAAGTTAAGTTTAACATCACTCCCGAATCTTTTCCTCCAGAAAAAGATACAATAATATTGTCAAATTCAGAAATAGCATATTGAATTCTTTTTCTTGCTGCTTCACACACATTCATTTTTATTCTCCTTTTTTCCTAAAGTTATGTTATAAATCCTTTGGATATCTTTTTCTTGTAGCAGTATTCCCTCGTCTGTATATGCAATAATTTCTTCAAATTCTGTAATTTCGAAACTCTCTATAATTCTTTTTTCTAACATAATGTCGCACATTTCTTTTAAAGTTTTCATTTTACACCACTACAACCCTTTTTTACTACTTCGTGAAATTCTTTCTGCAATATATGAAATTTTATTTTTTACATCATTTATTTTTAATTCTTCTACTTCAATTTCATTTTCTAAGATCCGTTTTCCTTTTTCCAGTTGTTTTTGTTTCGATAATAACATTTGTATTTCTAGCTCTATTTCTTTTATTTCTTCTTCTTTTTTTGAAATTACAGAACTTTCTTCCATGCTTTTTAGTAATTCTTTTTCCCGATTAAAACTTTTTCTCAAAGTGTGATACATCTCTAAATTCCCAATTTCATCTAAATTAAAATCAATCGGGTAACAAGTAAGTATATTTCCATTTGCAACAACATAGGTCATCATTTTATCCTCGTTAATGTAAAAAGAAGCTTCTTGATGTCCCTCGTGTTTTTGTTTTATAAAAAATTCAGCTTTTAGAAATTCTTCTTGTAACCTCTCTTCTAATTCGGAAATTAAAGCTTCATTCTCCCTTTTAAAATTATCATACGTTTTTTCGTTAATTTCTACTATTTTATGTGTTCTAGAAACATATCTCATCAGTGCATGTTTTGTAATATTCATTTGTCATCTCCTTTCTTCAAATATGCTTCTATAATCATTCTTCTTTCTTCAATGCTCAATGGACTACAAGTTAGTTCCACAACTTTTTCACTTTTTCCTTGTGAAGATTTTAAAAGCTCCATTTTAGATATTTTTACCCATTTCTTTTTTTTACCTTTATATCCTAACTCTAATATTTCTCCAACTTTAATTTCATCTCGATCATAAACACTAATCGGAAATTTTTCTTCTTTTTCTAAAAAATAGATATCAATTCTCATTTTTCTCCCTTCTTTCTTTGAAAGAAAAAAAGAGCAATCTCTTGCTCTTTTCTCTCCTCAAAATTTCCTTACCCTATTATATTTTCTTTTTATTTTTAAGATAAAACAATAATATACATTCAAATTCTAGAAACTATTGTCTTTTTACCAATACATCATGCAGGTTCATATATAATGCCCTCTGTTTTCCGATTTAATCTAATCAACAAATTTCCTATCGAATTTGGAGTAAAGTCTTGTTTATTATTTTTTCTATCGGCATGTTCGGATTGAAAGTATTCATGAAACCAGTCATAATCCATTTTGTAATTATGTGCTTTTAACATTTCCAAAGTGACTTTTTTTAATCTATGGTAATCCAAAACAATTTCCAGTAGTTTTTCCGGGGCTTTGTATGATTCTGTCACTCCAATTAGTTGATCTATTTGCTTGTTAATATCCAATTTCTTGTCTCATCTCCTTACTTCAGTTCTAATAAACTTCTATTAACATCTATGATATAATTCTTTTTATCACCAATTACTTTCTCATACTCTGTTTTCCCTTGAAAGGAATCAATAACTACTTTCTCTCCTTGCTCCATTTCTTCATAGTTTTTCTTCCCATATCCATGAGGTAGCCAGCCTTTTTTCTGACTTCCAAAGATATTAAATTTTAATAACAAATCATCATCCTTAAACACCAAATGACAAGTTCCTTTTTTATAAAATGTTAAAGTAAAATATTTGCATTCAATGTTTTTAGTAATTCCTTGTGAAAAGCATTGTTCAATTCTCTTATTTAAATCAATACTTTCAATTTCCTTATAATTTAAGTAATTTAAAACCTTTTCTATATCTAAAAGCTTTCCAATAATATGGTAAGTTTCCATTCGATTATGCCAGCTAGACCAAGCATTCAACGGCATAATTACCTTTTTATTAATTTTATAAGCCTTATTTGTTTTCCAACCATTGTAATAATGTATGTTCTTTCCATAATCATCTCGATATGAATGTTGGTAAGATAATTTATCAAATAAAGATAAAATAGTTTCTTCTACAGATTTTACTAAGTTCCTATTTAATTCTTTTTGAATTTCCATAATATTGTATTCATTAAAATCATAGTCTTTCAATTCTTCAATTTTATTCCATAATTCATCTAAAATATTGCTTGTAAATAATTGTCTGAATTTATCACTACTAATTAGTTGTTTCCAGTATTTTTTACGAACAAGAGAAATAAAATCATTTATTTTATCGCTTTCATAACCATTTTCTCCTACTTTAACTGAAATTGAGTATCTTTCATATTTTACATCGAAATCACTTTTAAAAAATGGTTTAATTCGTTCATATTCTTTTAAAAATTCTACTCCAGCGTTTACTTCAAAATTATAATGCTCTATAATATTTTTTAAAAAATCATTATGCGTTACTTGCTTCGTTTCAAAACAATACTCTTTTTCTTTTTCTGCTTTTTTTAAATTCTTTAATAAATCACTTTCTTCAATTTTTTCTGGAATATTTAGATAAATTAAAGCTATCTCTACATTTGTACTTCTTTCTGCATTTTTAAATTCATCTTGCAAAAATTGAATTTCTGCATTATTTTCTTCTAATTGTCTTAGTAAATCTTTTCTATAAATTGTATATGGATTCTTAATGGTTTCTGCATTTAATAAACATACTATTTGTCCACCATATTTCTTTATAATAGAAATGGCTTTTAATAAATGCTTATCTCCATTATTAAAAGGTGGATTCATAATAATAATGTCATATTTCTTTTGGCTATAAAAACTTAAAAAATCATTATATACAACTCTATATTTTTTTTCTTTCAAGATACTTCTTAGCTCAGGTTGAATTTCAATGCAGTCTATGCTTAAATTCTTTCTACTGTATTTATTTTTATCTAACAAAACATCTAGTATATCTCCTTTCCCAGCAGATGGCTCCAAGATACTAAAATAATAGTCTTTCATATCTATTTTAGAAATCATCTTTTCTGCTAAATTACACGGAGTAGGATAAAAATCTTTATTAAACATCATTCCTCCTTAAATATAAAAGAGAGATTTTCTTCTCTCTTAATGTCCAAAAATTCTTTTTTGATTTTCTTCTGATAGTAAATGCACGCCCCAACTATTCTTTGCTATTGCCATATCAATTAGCCAAAAATTATCATAATAATCGACTAATATATCTATGCTCCATATTCCAGTCAAATTAAAAGTATTGTTTTTTAATGAATTTTGTAATTCTTCTTTAATTCTATCTTTATATTTTTCAAATTTGGATCCTTGTTCTTTTTTACCAAAGTCAAAAGAAATTTTTTGTTTTTCTGATAATCTTTCTTTAATGCTTGGATGCCAGTAATCTAAAACATCAAAAATTTCTTTTTTATCTATATCTACAAAGAAACGATATTCTAAATTTAATGGCATATTGTCATAAATATAATGCGAGGTAGAAATAGGAATCACTTCTCTTAAAACAACTTCTGTTGTAAAATCCACTCCATAACACATACCCGCATAATAAATCTGCTTTAATTTCTTAGCAAACTGGCAATGATGAGTAATAATACAATTATCAAATTGAAATTTATTAGAAAATAATCCATTTTTCATAAATAATGGCAATGGAGTATTTTCTTTTAAGGAATCCAACATAAAAGTATTTATTTTATTCTCTTCTGCTTCTGTCAAATTCCCATCGGTTAAAAGCAGTTCTAATATATCTTCCGGTAGATGGATAGTTTGATAATCTCCAATATTCATAGCTAATTTACTTTTATCAATTTTAGAAATCCAATGAGAATATACATTAGGATTATTCTTTTCTTTTTCTGTAATCTCTGCATAAAACTGTTTAAATGTTTGTTCTTTTATGTTTTCAATATCTATTAAATTCTCCATTATTTTTTCTCCTCTCTCAAATTAAAATATCGTTTCTTTAAAATTATGGTCCTTTAACCATTTTTTTGAAATCTCTTTTTCTTCTTCTGTTGTTGTAAGCATATGTAAACGAGCTTTATGTGCACCTGCTAATATTACAATCTCATCTTTTGGCATTGGAATTTTATACTTTAAGCAATATTTTCTTATTTTTTCCATATCTAAACTTTTAAGAGCTTCATCTCTATCTTTTTCCCATGTTTTTATAAAGTTCATTCTTTGCCCCTTTTTTCTATAATATTCAATATGTTTTCGTAATACTTTATTCTTTTATTCTCTACTTCTAAATCTTCCGGATAAAACCTCGCTGTTTTCTCCCAGTCGCGAAAACATTTTTCACAGCAATAATGATTTAATACCGGAATTAAATACCCAAAATCTGTACTTGAATTACAATGATCACAGATTCCAAACCCACCCCATAAAGTTGTTTTTATCGCTGGAATTTTATATACTGTCCAACCTACTTTTGTTTTAAATTTTTCAATCATTAATACTCCTCCTAGTAATCTACTATTTCAAACTCTTCTTCAAATTCCTTTTTTGTATAAGTTTCAAAATATCTATTTGAACCCATTACAATCCATTCATCAACATACACTCTATATCCGTAATCTCCAATATAGTTTCCATCTTCACTCACATAGCTTTTAAATCTAATGCCATTTTTGATATATTGCTCTATCTGTTTTTTAGATAACTTTCTCTTTTTACCATAATTTAGAAATTTAACAACTTCTCCAACATTATCTTTAGTAAAAAGAATTGCCTTTAATCTTTCATTTCTTCTCACTTCTCTTATCATACTTTTACCTTCATTTCTTCTATCGTTTTTTATCCAAAACTTTTTTTATTTATCAAATAAAAGGAGTTGTTCTTCCCATTGCTTAGGAATTTCCTCCTTTTCTCTATTTTTAAACTTACTCCGATATTTTCTTACCAATCCTCCTATTTTATTCAAGAACATTTCGTAATCTATTTTCGCCTCTAAGGATTGTACTAAAAACAAATTTACTTTTAACGTTTCTTCTAAATGAATTAAAAAATGACGATTAGCTTCTTCATTTACATCATCAATGTTAATTTCCTCTTTCTGCTCTTCTTTTTGCACATATGTACTTATAGATAAATTATAGTTGTTTTCTCGTATTTCTTCTAAAGAAACCATTCTTTCTAAGTTAAATTCACTATCCACAAATTTAATATCTGTAGTTACTTTATTCTTTCTATAAATAATCAAACAAGTCGCAATGTTAGTATCCTCAAATTTCTTTCCAGCTATATGAACAATTGTATCAATATAGTTATTCTCAATTAGCCACTTCCGAATTTCTCCCTCTTTATTTTTTCGATATAATATGCCTGGAAAATTCATTACTACCGCTATTCCATTTTCTTTCAACTTATGTAAAATATGCAAATTAAACATATAGTCAGCTTTACTTGCTGGAGATAATATTCCACAATCTTTAAATCTTTTATCCAATAACATTTCTTCATTAGGTTCATATTTTACAGAAAAGGGAGGATTCGCAAGAATAACTTTAAATTTCTTTTCTGAAAATTTATCTTCTTGGATAGTATCTCCAAGTTCTACATGAAAATGTGGAAAATTTTCTTTGATATATTCAATTGCGACAGGATTTATGTCTTGACCATATTTCTTAACTTCATCTCCAAATACAGATAGTAACGAACCATGTCCACAAGTTGGATCGTATACCTCATCAGTATCTATATCCACAAAACTTTTTAAAAATTCTGCTAATTCTGGTGGAGTATAAAATATTCCTTTAGAAGCAAACTCTTTTTTTATAGATTTAATATCATACCCCATTCATAGCCTCCACATATTGTTCTAAAACATCTTTTAACTCTTCAATTTCTATCTGAAAATCAGAAAACCATGAACCTGAGCATGAAATATGTAAAGTATTTTTTACATTCACAAATCCTCTAGGTATCAGCAAAATATACGGATCTTTTAACTCTGTTCCACGTTCTCTTTCTAAAAATATCACTGTAACATCTTGTTCTCCACTTACTCTTGCACACCAACAAATCGTTGTAGTATGTGGACGTATAGATGAATATTTAACATCAATTGTCAATCCTTTATACACAAAATCATAAATAGGATTATTCTTTTTCCAATATTTGTTGGCATCCACTGCCTCTGGAACTAATTTCTGAAACAATTCCTCCGCCTTTCCTCCTAAAGCATTTGCTCTTGTTCCGTATTTTATTTTATCCTGTATCTTTAAAACGCCATTTTTCATAAGCTTTATATGCGCTATTAATGGTGGCAATCCACTTCTTCGTACTGCTTCATGGAAATCGCCGCATTCTTTATAAATATCTACTATATCCATTATACAATTCCTTTCATTCTCTCAGCATAGTATTGATTCACTTTCATAATTCTACAAATTCCGCCTCTTTAACATAGAAAAAACTCGGCTCATATCCAAATTCTTTTTGAAATATCAGTATTGTTTCTCTTAGTCTATCTTCCAATATTTTTTTCTCTCCTTCTCTAAAGTAAAGCATATAATCTTCTGCCAATTCTTCCATTTCTTCATATGCACCTGCATTTAAACTATCAGTAACAATTTCGACAATATTTTTACATTTTTCTTTATAAGGCACTTCTATACCAACAAAAACCGATTTTGCACTCTTATCTGTCTTTCTTGCTTCTTCAATTGCTTCTTCTCTTGTGTCAAAACCACCATAATAGTTTTCTCCATTCCAACTAAAAGCCCACTTTATTTTATTTTCTTTCACATCAGTTAACTTTATCTTATGAAACTTTTCAAATTCTTCTTTGCTCCAAACTTGAAAAATATTCTTTGAAATTTTTACAAGATAATTTCCAAAATAAGCCGTAATCATTCCCACTGGATGTTCTATATAAAGCTTTTGCTTTTTGATAATATCCAATTTTGTTGTTTCTCTGTCTTCAACAAAACACATTTCAAAGGGTTCTCCGTCACAAATGAAATCTAGTATTTCATCAATGTTATCTTCTGTAAATTGTAAAGCTTCTACTTCTATATTTTGTGTATATTTCATTTCCTCACTCTCCTAATACCCATTTTAGTAATTTTATTTGAGATTGTAGTTTGTCTAAACGTTGCGAAGAATCATCTCCAACAAATTCATCTATTTTATGTTTAACTTCCTCAACTGTTCTCATCTTTTATCTCCCCTCTATAACTGTATATCCTAATGCTCTAAGGTCATTACATATTGGTCTGTATGTTCCATCTCCTCTGTTGAATAGATGTCCTATAATTGCATAATAAATTTTTCTTTGTTCTTCTTTGTTGTCTGTGATTTTATCTAAAGTTCTATCAATAGCTCTTTCTTTTGGTCGGATTACTCTATAATCTGGATGATCAGAATCTTCTTGTTCAAAAATATCCATATACATTTCAAAAATCTTTTTAATCTGGCTCATGTAAATTTCTTTCATCTTATTTTCTCATCAATTTCCTTTCCTAATTTTTTTAAGCATTCATCGCAAAGTACAATAACAGTTCCTCCGGACGATTCATCCGCTCTAACTTCTAATATATTTACATCTCCAACTTTATTACAGCCGTTACATCGGTTGTTATAAAATTTATATCTTGTTTTATGCTGTTCAATTTCACTGTTTCTTATAAGTTTTATCATCTATTCTTCCCACCTCGCTTTTATAATATTTTTTCAAACTTTTTAAAAAATACATTTGTGTTATAAACCCCATAAGTTCAAAATTTTTTATTTTTATGTTTTCCCCTCTTCTTCGAATAATCAAAGGTCTAAAAGTCCCATAGCCATAACACTTAGAGTATCCACCTTTCCAATGCGCAGTAAATTCCCTCTTCTTTCTCAATTTTCTAAGCTTTAGTTTCATCTCTAAACTCCTTTAATAATTCTAAATTTTCAAAGATATTCCCAATTTTTTCAATATACACTCCCTCTTGAAATAGGTGTACACCTTTTTCTTGTTTTTCGTTTACAACCCAATAGCAACTTTCCTCAAACCGTACTTCTCCAACAATGCTTGGAGCTCCGGGGGTCATAGACCGCATACGGACAATATCTCCTTCAAAAATCTCTCTTCCTATATGGTCCCTCATTCCTGCGTATTGCATTAAGATGACTTTTTCATTTCCGTTTGGGTCCCAAGAATCCCATATGCAACCTTCTTCTATTTGCAGGGTAAAATTGTAAAAATCAATTTTTTCAGGAGTAAACATGCATTTATATCTAGTATCCCAAGCTCGAAATTTATATTCTCTTTGTTTCATTCCACCACCTCGCACCATTCTTGCACGGCTCTTCCAACGTTTTCGAAAATTTCAAACTCATGCACACCCTGCATAGAACCAAAACCATTTTCATTTAAAATAACTGTTTTTTTATCGCATTTATCAACCAAATATTTGTTTTTTTCGTAAGCTGTCGTTCCCTCTTTTTCTATATATTTCTCTTTACTAAAAACATATTTCATTCTCAACGTCTCCTTTTTCTAATCGGAAAATTTTTTTCACGATTGATTTCTATTTTTTTACATCAATTTTTCCCGTTATCTCTTAACAATTGCTTACGATATACATTGTTTTCCAAAACGCAAGTTCATCGAGCTCTTCAAAATTATTTAAAGAAGTTTCTATGTAAAATTCTCCGTTCTTATCTATTTCGAATCTTATAGAGTTTTTATCTATTTCGAGTCTTGTGAAAATGTCTCCGTCTTCCATGCAGTTGTCGTCTAAATCTATGTCAATGTTTTCGTAAATCTCAGGAATTCCCTCTGCGTAATATTTAATTTTCTCTACTAATTTATTTATCTTTTCTAACCTATTCATTTTCTTCCTCCTCTACCCATTTTGCTACATCACTAAGTCGCCAACCTGTTTTTTTGCAATTTTCACAATAAAATTTTCCATATTCTACATTGCAATCATCATCGCAACCGATAATGTTTTCGTTTTTATCCGCACTATAAATAATAAATCTACTTCTTGTAGGCTGATAAAAAGTATCGTTTCCACATTTTTTACACTTCCACATTATTTCTCCTCCTCTATCCAGTCGGCTATATTTTTAATATCATCAGAACCATCTTTATAATTTCCGCAGTTATTACATTCGATTATTGTTTCGTAGTCAGTTTCTTCTAATTCTTTTGGGTAACCGTTTTTATCATATCCTGAATATTTTTCGTATCCGCCTACAACTCTTTCAATAAAATCGGTGCTTCCACAGCATTTACATTTCCACATTATTTTCCTCCAACAATTCAGGATTTTCATAAATGTTTCCAACAACCTCAATTCTATCTTTTTGATTGCAACAATAAAAAGTTTCTTCAATATCTTCTAAATCAATGACGAATTCAGCTCTATTATTGACATATTTGACAACACCGTTTATTTTTATTCTTTCATCATGTAAAAAATGTGGAACTTTTACAATATCCCCCTCATAGATTTCAACTCCATTTTTATCCTTTATACCTGTGGATTGCATAAGCACAAATCTGTCTTTTTGGCTCTTTAGCCAACAACCTTTATGCTTATCAAAGAAAAGTACCATATCATCACAGATTTGATAATTTGTGATTTTTTTAGTTAATCCATCCCAAGCTCTAAATTTGATTTCTCTCATTCTGTAACCTCCTTTAGTACTTCCTTCATTCTCCCAAGTGCTTTTTTTGCTTGTTCTTTAGTTTTGAAGTAATTGCCAAAATTGTACCTGTTTGTATCATAGTCGTATTTATAATCAATAGCTGCTCGTACTTTTCCATGACTAGTTACAAAGAAATATTCTCCACCATATTCAGCTCTCCATCTTTTAGGTTTTCCATATTTTTCGTTGATGGCTTTTACTTTTTCTTTGATAATCTTTTTTTCTTTATTCGTACAGACAAAACAATCATCATCGTGTGATGAATCCATTCCTTTTATATATAAAAAATTGTCTAAGCATAAACAAGGGCCACTGCTAGACATTACCCTTATTTCGTCATCTTTAAACACTCCTCTTTCTAAAACATTTTCATTTTGTTTTGTAATTCTCCATGCCCATTTATCCCAAACAGGCATAAATTCTATTTCCAACACTGTTTCTTTTTCCATAATTCCTCCTAAAACTCTCCCTCTCTAAATTTTCTATAATATCTTTGACAAGTGCAAACAGACAATTCTAATTCTTCTGCGATTACCTCCCAAGTGATACCATTCTTTCTCTTTTCGCCAATGAGATGTAAGTTTTGTAGCACTTTTCCCTTTTTATTCCTCTTTTCAAATGGTCTTTTCTCTTCCTCTAATTTTTCGGTTGGAAGCAACCATTCAATCACCACATATTTATTCTTCTTTAATTTCAAAATAGAATACTTCTGCTTTTGCTGACATCTATTCTTTTTCAAACACATTTCTTGAGCTTCTTTCCAATTGTTAAAGGTTGCTATTTTCCTAAACTTTGTCTTCGTTTTCATCTTCTAACCTCCTTACAACGATATATGTTGTCGGCTTTGTTTTCTTTGTTACAATCAAACGACTTTGAGTATATTCTCTTATCTCGAACTTTCCAACATCTTTACTGTTTAAAAATTTACAGTGTTCGATAGCTTTCTGTTTTTCTTTTCTAGGAAATTCACAAACATATTCATAATTTTTCATTTTTACACCTACTTCATTCCATACTTTAATAAAAAAAAAGACACTTAATCTTTTAAGTATCCTTTTTCCTTTAATTTCGTATGTATTATTTGTAATTTCTTTTCAGAAACTGGTTTTAAGTACTTTTTTCTTTCTGCTTTCGTTACAATCTCATGTTCAGAAAGTACAATTTCCTCATCTATCATAGTCATGAATAAAATAACTTTGTCACTCAATTCTTTTGCTTCTTTCTCTATTTTCTCTTTTCTTATAAAATGGTGTAATTTTGTAAATAAAATCATACTATAAGTCCAAGCTGCTAAAATCGTATTTAAAAATTCTTTATACTCAGGAAAATATTCATCTTCATAGGACATAACTCGAGTTTCTTTTCTTGTTTTATCTCGAATATTCTTTTCCATATGAATACTTTCTATCATTTTAATAATTTTTATTCTTGCAAAATCTGTCATCTTAATTCCATTTTCTGTATATTTTTTAGATAACATATCACATAGATTTATCATTCTTCCTAATGCTATCTTATAATTAGCTTTTAAATACCCACCATTTTTAAATTCTTTCTTCCAAATTTCTCTATGTTCTTCTAAACATGCTTTCATCTCTAACATACAAGCAGTAAAAATAAAAGCATTTTCAAGTTCTTTCGGAATTTGAATATCTCTTATTACGGTAATTTCTTTTTTCTCATTTATTTTTATTTCACGCTTTTCTTTTGGTTTTGCTCTTCTCATGAAATCACTTTCCTATATCTTTTTCCTTTTCCTTTTCCCATATTAAATCTTTCATATCCTTCTACTTCTTTTTCAAAAAGAAATGGATAAAATTTATGTTGCTCTGAAAAAAGAGATAGTATTTCTTCTTCCTCTATTCCATAAAGAATAATTGTAGAACGAAATCCTTTTTTCTGAATCCATGCTTTTTTCTTCTTATGGCTATATCCTCCAACAAAATCTTTAGAAAATAGATCAAGTCCAAATAATTCTTCTTCACGTTTTTTTCTATTTCTCATTTCTACGCTCCTTTAATATATATATGGTATTTTTTTCATTTCTTTTGTTGATGTTTTTATATTCAAGGCTCTCAAAATTTCTGACATTTTGAATTTTTTACCGTATCTTTCATAAATTAGACATAATTCATAACTTTCTATAGGAGATGTTCTTAAAGCTTCGGAGTTCAATGTAAAATCTCTAAAGATTGTCTTTTTTAAGCTTATGATTTCTTCTCTCGTCATTTTTTACCTCCAAACTTTTTATATATTTTTCTTTTTTAAATCCTTTAAAATGCCATGGATACACCTTTTTTAGAGCAATTACTAAATTTACGCTTAACCATATTCCTTGTAAATGGTATCTTCGTTCAAATTCTTCTGCTCCAATCAAGTGAAATTCACTATGATGTTCTCCACATAATGAAATAAACCTTGTTTGTAGACCATCATCATGTTCATAACCAAAACTTCCAATCGGATCCCAATGATGAAGTTCTACATTTTTTCTTCCACATACGGCACAAGTTTTATTTAACAAGCAAGCTAATACAAATCTACGAATATCAGGAACCACATCTCTAGCTTGCTTTCTTTTCATAAGTGGTCCTTTTCCCTCATGAATAATGAGATTTACTCCCATTTTAATAGAATGTTCTATAATAAACTGAATAAATTCTGTTGCAATTTCCATAGAACAGGCATTTTCTTTGTGAGGAGAAATAGAAAAATATTCAATTTCTCTTTCATTACAAAATTCGTTCTCTAAAATTCCACGCATTTCTTCTCTTGTATATCCAAGCAATTCTCCATATTCATGACATAATACCCATATAAGTCTATTTTGATCTATGGATAATCTATCAGTTAAAATCACTTGAACATCATTCTCTCGTATTTTTTTTACTAAACTCTTTATAAAATCAATACTATGTGTATTTGGAAGATAAAGTTTTATATCATCATCTTCAATTTTTAATTCGATGTTCATTGTAACATCCTTAATGGATTATTTTGTTGTATAGTTGCCATAACAGCTTCTATTTTATTTTGAAAATCTTTATTCTGAGGAATCATAGATTTACTCACTAACACAATTCCAATAAACAAGCAATGTAATTCAATCATCTTATTTATATCCTCTGTGTTAATTCCCTCTTTGACTTTTGTTAAAAGTTCATTTAATTTATTTTCTACTTTATCTTCCATAAATATACACTCCTTTTAAATAGAAAAGCCACGATTTTTTTTCGTGGCTTCTTTTTTCTTATTTTATTGCTGCTTTCCCATATTTCATACAAAAATGCCCTGTCATCATGGATTCTTTAGCCTTCATCATTTTTTGATTCTGTGAATATAAAGGCATAAGTTCTTCACAATATAATTTTTCAATAAAGCTTTCAATCTCATAACATCTCTTAAGGTTCGCAAGTATTGTATCTAAGTATTGGTCTCCAAATATTTCTTCTATTGCAACTTCATTTAAAAATGGCAAACGCTCTTCTTGAATTACTTTTTCTAATTTTTCAATATACTGGATAACTGCTCTTCTTACGTACTTACTCTCTCGGACTAAGACTTGTTTGGCTTGGCTTAGAGTTAAGATGAACATCGGTCTTTTTTCACCTTTTTTATCTGTATAATAGTTTTCCTTAACGCCGTAAATTTTTACGCCGTTAACTTCTTCTGAAAATTCATCTCTAATTACCTTTAAAAGATTAGAATGTTCTAACTTAGTTTTCTTCCCCTCTTTCTCTCTGAAAAAATTAATTTGCTCTACAAGTTCTAAACTAGTCATTTCATTTTGAATTTTTACATTCATGCTCTACCACCTATCTTCCATGCTATCGCTATAGCTTCTGACATGCTTTCAGTGTAGAATTTTAAACCGCATACTGTTACTTCCCATAGATTTTTCTTCTTTTTCATTCTCATAAAAAATACCTCCTTGAATTTTAAGGAGTTTCACAGTATAATAAAAGTGTTCAGCAGTATTATACTGTTCTACTCCCGTTTTGGTCTATTAAAAGGCTTGGCGGGAGTTTTTACTTTTTCTTAGCTATTATCAAAACTTTTTTCTTTTCATCATAAGAAAGTTCAATTTCTCTTTCTTCTTCCGAAACTTCTATAAGTCTTAACATTTTTACTGGTAACGATAACTTAGCTCCTTTTCCGTTTCCAGCTCTAGCATAAGAAACTTTTAAAATTCTTTTTTCCATAAGTTTCTCCTTTTAATAGCACCTAACACAAGTATAATTGTTAGGTGCTATTTTGTCAAGTGTATTTTTTATTACACTACAAAACTCATAAAATTCAAGAGAGTATAAGGCACTTTTTATTTAGTTCTTTATCTTATTTGTGCTATAATCAAAAGAAACAATACAAGGAGAAAAGGCTATGAAAGAAAATTTTTCATCTGAGAATTTCGATGTTAATTCCATTGGAAAATCTTATTACACACAAGATTTTAATGGTTTGAAACTTTTAGAACAAATTACACAAAATTCTTCAATTTTACCTATCAATCAAGAAAAACAAATCAAAGAATTAGAAGATATAAATGCCAAACATTCTGATATGATTGAGAAAATGAAAGTCAGTATTCAAGACAATCGAGAAAGTTCAAAACGATCTCTATATCTTGCAATACTTTCTATCATTATCGCTTGTATTGCTTTAGCTTTCTCAATATATACACATTATTTTTGACTTTTCTCAATGATTGTCAAAACATTGAAAACAATACTTGCTAAAGATATTAAACATGCTAGAGCAGCAACATAGTTTGCTGCGTCTGGCGAATCCCAAAAACTTTTTTTCTTCATTTTCCCTCCTATCATTTTTTTAAAACGGAAATTCCTCTTCATCTTCTGAAACTTCATTGTTTTTGCTTGTATTTTTACTTTCTTGTTTTACTGTCCCCTCTTCTTTCTTATTATTCAAGAAATCAAAACTATCAACAATCACATCATAAGAAGTTCTTTTTTCTCCGTTCGCTTCAAACTGGTTCATTTGTAAATGTCCGGATACCCCAATTTGATGTCCTTTTCTAAAATATTCTCCAATCAGTTCCGCAGTTTTTCCAAAAGATACGCAGTTAATAAAATCTGCTTGTTCTTTATCAAATGGTCTGTTTACTGCTAAGGAAACCCTACAATAAGCTTTTCCACTTGCTCCGAATTTTACTTCCGGATCTCTTGTTAATCGACCAATCAAAGTAATTACATTCATTAAAATACCTCCAATGTTTTTACATATTTTTTCAATTTTCCAACAATTCTTTTTATTTCTTCTTTGTCAATTAAAGAATTGTCAGAATTGGAAGCGATTGTTCTCAATCGTCTCCCAACTTCTTCTACTTCCTCTCCAATATTATGTAAATTGTATTTTTTTATACTCTTTCCCATAATTACCTACTTTCCAAAAATACTTGCGATTTCATCATCAGAAGTATTTTGCTCAACTGCTTTTTCTTTCTTTGTTGGCTTTTCTTCCGTCACGACTTCTGCTTCTACCAGCTCATTTACATTTCTAGTTTCGGCTTCATTGATGACTTCTTCAGGAATAATCTTTTCAACCTCTGCACTATCATACATTCCTGAAAGTTCTTCTACAAAAGCTTCTCTTAAAGCTTGGGCTTTTGCTACTTTGGTAATCATTGTTACTGGTCTGTTTCCCCAGTTTGTATTCGGAGTTCCATCTTTTGTACGTCCAATGTATTCTTCAAAGTTTACATCAATTTTCACAGGATATTCCCAGTCTTTTCTATAAACTTCACACCAAGCTCCTACAATAGTTTCACTCTTTAGGAGAATACAATTATCTTTTTTAATCAATTCTCCATTTTCATTTTCTACATAAATTCCTACTTTCTTACCGTTGTATTTTTCATTCTTTACAGCTCTTCTTTCTAAAGCTTCTTTTGCAACAACCATGGTTGCTGGTTGAGAACTGTATTTTATTAAATAACAATCTTTTGTAAACGGATTTAAGTGTCTTGCTTTACATAGTTGCATAAAATAAACAACTTCTGAATCTGTAATGCTTCCATTCCCGTTTACGAGGTATTTTCTGACAAGTGCAGGCGATAATTTTACTTCCATTCCATCAACTTGGAACAACATTGTTCCTTTCTCTGTTTCTTTTTTTACTAAATTATTTTTTGCTTCCATTTTTTCCTCCTATTCTTGTATCATTTTATGTTGAATTCCTCTCTCTTCTAGGAATTCTTTTAATTCTTTTGCAGCTTCCAAACTACAATTTTCTATTTGTAAAGTAAAATTGTAATTTTTTACTGCTTTCTTAACTTCTTCTTTTTTTTCAGAAATATTTTGTGTTACTTCTGCTTCTGCTTGTTCTTCTTTTTCTTCTAATTTTTTATAATACTCTTTTCTTTCAAAATTACTTCTTGCTTCTTTTTCAATAACACTTGAAATATCAGACATTTCATATTCATCTGACATTAAGTATTGGAAACTAGAAATTTTCAGATTGATTTTATATTTATTATTTGCTTCCTCAATCTCTTTTTGAATTAAATCTGTTTTCTGTGCTTGAATTTTCTCTTTCATAGCTTGTGCGTCTTGTTGCAATTTTAACTGAGCTGCTCTTGCTTCTAAATCTGCAACAATATCTTTTTCTTTTGCAGTCTTATTCAAATACTTAGGAAGAATGTCAAGCTGATTCGCATAATAAGGATTTAATTCCACATTGTCTACAACATTTTGAATTAAGAGTTTGATTTCCTCCTCTTTTCCTTTCATTCTAGTTTCTTCAAAGACATCTAATTGAACTTTAATAGGACTAGATACTTTTACAACTAGTTCCGAAAGCTCTTTGCATTTGTCTTCAAACTTTTTAATTGGCTCTGACATCAACTTTTTTTGTTCTTTTCTGTAATCATCAATGCTTTTTGCCGTTTTATTTAAATCAGCTAAAGTTGATTTCATCTCTTTTTGGTTTTCTTCTGTAACAACTAAATCTTGATACTTTTCTAAATGCTCCTGAAGATTATTTTTAACTTCCTCAAAGTTAAATTCTAATACTGCTGGAACACAGGTTGTCGTTTGTATTTGCATTTTCTCACTCCTTTATATATTTTTAATTAAAAAAGGTGGAACATCAGATTTTAAACTTTCCCAAAATTCCACCTCTTTTTTTATAATGTAATTTATTTCATCTTCATCTCGCTTTATTCTATATTCTTTTAAAACAATATCATTTGACATTCTTAATCGTATTGCAGCTATCAAATAACAAGTTTCTAATCCACTAACTGCCAAATAATGTAAACATTGACAGTAGTAAGAATATGGGATTCCATCTTTCCATTCTTTCATATTCTGTGGCTCTGCGGATTTAATTTCAATAATACAATTCTCTCCGTCTACCACTCCGAAATAATCAAAATTCGCCCTCATAAATTCATATTCAGAATGACAATATGAATATTCAGGTTTTATTAATCTTACTCTTTCTAAATTAAAAGCTTCCCATAATCTAACAATAGGATCTTCGGATTGATGTCCTCGTTCTGTAGCAGCATTTCCTTTAAAAGCAATTTTCTCTATCCCTTTTTTGTGCTTCCATAGCTGTACATTGTTCTTATACTTGTCATATCCAAGTATCGCACCAACATCAGACCCTCCTATTCCTAAATTTCTCAACTTAAGCCAATCTTCATGACTTAAATTATTAAGAGGAGCAACTTTTTTCATAGCAACTCCTCCTTTTTATAAAGCTTTGATTTCATATTCTAATGCAAGAATACTTTCTTTTCTTTCTTGCATTCTTTCTTTAATTTTTTTATACAAAGAATCATTCTTCGGAATTTCTTTTTCAAAATATTCCAATGATTCCAATCTCGCCTTTTCTTCCTTGTACTCTATAATCAAAGAAAAAGCTTTATCAATATTCCCTAATTCCATTTCTTCCTCCTAATCTATATCTATAAAAGCAACAATTCCTAATGCTGCTATCACAATTCCGACAATAAAATAGTCCATTTACATCACCCTCAAATCTTCTTTATACTCATTCAGTTGTTTCTCTTTCAATTTTAAAAGTACATTTAAAAATTCTTCTCTTTGTTCTTCTTCAAAAGAGTTTTTTACTATATAAACAGCTTTCTTAAAATCAGTATTACTTGGTATAGATTCTCCTCTTATAATCTGTTGCATAAAATCAACTTCTTCTTTTAATACTTTAATATTTTTAATAATTTCTTCAATTATTTCAATGTTATCTAAATCCATCATTCCCTCCTATATATATTTATATCCAAAAACAAATCCGACCACCCCACAAACTCCTAAAATCCATCGAATGATGGTTGGGGTCTTCAAACACATTAAGTCATAGCCTAACGTGATTGCTAGTGCGACCATGCCAATGATAGCCACACACATGAAAAAGTTTTCTGTTTTCTTAGTCATCTTCATTCTCCTCCTATCTCTTTTGTGATGACATAATCATCACAAATTTCGATCACTTCTTCAAATGTCCTGTAGTCATAACGTCGAAATCCGTTTGACCCGAACTTTCTGTTCACAACAATGTCTCCAATTTGAACTTCGCCAACATGTCCTTTTTGTAGCCATTGCTGTTGGTTATTGTTGTTTATAAATTTGTATTCTAACTTTTCTCCACGTCTTTTTGTTTGAATTCTCATATTATTACTCTTTTTTTTCTAACTGAGCTTTTAAAAACCAATAAGCTCTAGCGGTTACTTCTGCGTCATACAATGCTTGATGACGTTGTGAAGCCTCCGGCTTTTTAATTAAATTCAATTCCGCTAATTTGTCTACACTGTCCATTTCGTATCCACATACTGCAAGTAATGCAGATACTTCAATTGGAGTATAAGGAGCATCCCATTCTCCAATATATCCACCTGAAACTAATTCTTTAAAAAGATTAGCTTCAACTATATGCCCCATATGATACAAAACTGTATGACCGCAATCTTTACAATAATGTATATATCTCAATACAAACAACCTTAAGAGGTTGTCGTACGAAGAACAATGGAATATATTTTTATTTTCTTTTAAAGGAACTATCACATTTTCTTTCACCCAATCATTGTATTCTTTTGTTGGATCTATGTAACAAGCTTCCCATTTATCGATAACTTTTCCGTTTTCCTCAATGGTAAAACCTATAGAGATTGGTTCTCCCCATAGTCCATTACTTTCTACATCTAAACTCATAATTTTGTTGCTCAATTTTATATCTTTCATATTTAACACTCCTTTTTTTAATAAAAAGAGAGAATTTTACATTCTCTCTTTAATAGTTTTTTTTGTTAATTTTTCTAAGGTACTTCTACATTTTCTAGCATTATTAGTGAAGTACCAACCATCTAGAAATCTAACATAAACATAATCAGGATTTCCAGTAAATTCCTCGATTTCTCGGATATGACTAAATACATACCCGTCTTCTCCATAAGAAACAGTATCTTCTATACCGTTTCCTAATGAACTAATATTCCCTAATTCTATTAGTTCATTTAATTTTTTATTGGAATTGAAACCATTTAAAAGTTTCATTCCTACATTTTCAAGATACCCGTCATATTGACAAGTGATACCTTGAAATTTCCCTCTTTCAAATTTCAATATTAAACATTTTGTTGACATATCCTCATCTCCTATTTTAAAAATTTAATACAATCTTTCCATTCTATTCAATCTTTAAAAATAAAGAACCTTTCTTCCTGCTCCGTTTCGTTACTCTGTCTTCCACCGAACGTATTGAATGTAGTTTGAAAGAAGTGTCTATCGCTGTAGTCTTTCTCTCACTTGCACTCGCTTACAAGTTCTTTTTGATGTATTCGATTGCCAATTTACATTTATTTTTATACGTTAATTCCGTATAATGTTTTTAAAAAAAATTTGTGAATTTGTTATTTCTTATTCACACTTTTATTATATACGTTTATGCCGTATATGTCAACATTTTTTTTTAAAAGTTTTACAAAAAACGTATATAGTATAGTATAATGTAAAAAAAAAGGGGTGAGTTTAATGGAAATTCGTATTCTTTTAAAAAAATTGAGAGAAAGCAGAAATTTGACAATAAAAGAATTATCTGAAAAAGCAAAAGTGGGTAATGGAACTATCGGAGATATAGAATCTGGGAGAAATACACCTAGAAAAACTACCCTTGAAAAATTGGCAAAAGCTCTAAATCTAAACTCAGATGAAAGAGTTGAATTATTTGCAACGTTAGTTCCATTAGATGTTAGTAAAAAAATAATTTCTTCAAAAAATTACAAATATGTAGAGGAAAATTATATCAAATTTGAAAAAAAATTTCCTACCTATTTAAAAAATTTTATGTCCGAAAATAATTATGATATAACTTTTTTATGCAAAAAAATAAAAACTTCTGAAATTTTATTAAATAACTACTTATCAGGTATAGAAACACCTAATAACGATTTTATAGATAGTTTTATAAAAACTTTTAAAATATCTCGCATTGAAGCTGAACATATTAAAGCATATATTGACTACGACAATAACTTTAAGGATCCTTCAACTATTTCTAATATTGATTTTGAACTCAGTTATGAACTTATAGAAGTTCCTGTGTATTCAAGTGTTTCTGCTGGATATGGATATTCTCCTGAATCTCTTCCGATCAAATATGTATCTATCCCTAAAATAGACGGAGATATTATTGGAATTCGTGTTTCTGGAGACAGTATGGAAAAAACTATCTATGACGGAGATATTGTAATTGTAAAAAAAGACGTCGAAGTTAATATTGGTGATATTGGAGTATTTTTATTAAACAAAGAATTTGGAGATGGAGTAGTAAAAAGACTAGCTAAAAAAAATGGTGTTTTCGTTTTGGAAAGTGACAATCCTTACTACAAACCAATCGAAATAAAATCAAGTGAAGTTATAACTTGTGGCAAAGTTATTAAAATCATAAGAAGTTCAACTAATAAACAAAAAGATCCTTTCGTTGAATTATTTAACTCTTTATCAGCAGACAAACAACAAGATTTATTAAACTATGCAGAATTCTTAAAAAATAAAAAATAATTATAAAAAATAGAATAAAATATTCCAAAAATGTTCCCAAAATATTCCAATTTTTACTTATGTCAAGTCTTTTTTTATAAATATTAGTGTAAAATGATTATATAAGAATAAAAAAAATTATAAAGAGAGGTTTTTTATGAGGACAACAGGAGAAATTTTAAAACAAAAAAGAGAAATGCTGGGAATTACTGCTGAAAAATTAGGAGAACTAACAAAAGTTACTCAAGCATATGTCACAATGACTGAAAATAATGCAACAAAACCAAGTAAGGCATATTTAACTAATGTAAAAAAAATTTTACATATAACAGATTTAGAACAACATGAAATAGAAGAATACGAAGAATTTAGAAGATTACCAGAAAAAATTCAAAAGAAATTGATTTCACTAGACAAAAAAATGGATTCAAGAATTTCCACTCTTAACACAAGAGAACTCAATCAATACGAAGCCACTTTATCTCAAGCCTCATCATTCTTTGGAGATGAGAAAGTATCAGAAGAAGATAAGAAAAAATTGTTAGACGCCATGACAGAAATGTTTTTTATCGGAAAGGCTAAAAACAAACAAAAATACGCTAAAAATAAAACAAATAAAAAGTAGGTGTTTTCGTGAATATTAGGTTGAGAGTTAAGAATTTGATTGAACGGTGTGGTACAAGAAATATTTTTAAAATATGCAAAAAGCTTAATATTGAAGTAGTGTTTATGGAATTAGGAAACATCAAAGGGTTTTATAACTCTGCGGTTGGAAATAAATTTATAGCCATCAACGATAAATTGACTGAGTGGGAAATTAAGATTGTGTTAGCTCATGAGTTATGACATGCTCTCTTACATTGTGACAAAACAACACGATTTTTACTAGACCATACCAAAATAATTAGGACAGCAAAGCAAGAAAGAGAAGCGAATGAGTTTGCTGCTTATTTGTTAGAAGGTATTTTGGGAGAAGAATATGTTCCTGATAAAGAGTTATTTTTAAAAAAAGAAATATTAGAAGAAATCAAAGAATACTTAGGATAGAAACTAAAATTATACAAAGTTAAGAGGGAGAAAGGATAGAAGTGGAAACCATTGAAATAAACGGTCACACAGGAGGAAAAAGCATTAAAATTTGGGACGATATTTATTGTTTGTTTACGAAAAATAAAGTCATTGAATTAAAGAAAGTAGTATATAAAGCACATTCTTTTTATATAAGAAAAATAGCGGAAAATGATAAAACAGTAACTTATCAAATTTATGTTGATGAAGGTATCGAATATGAACTAAATGTTTTTCTTCATGAAATATACCGAAACACTGAAAGTATGTTTTGTGAATATTTTATTGAACCGGTTAATGAAGAAATAGATTTTTCAGAAAAACCAAGTTTAAAGCTTATTGTTACTAAGTGAAAAAAATTGAGGTATCAAAATAGAATGAACATGGTTGCTTTTTGTTGAATGGATTTATTAAAATATAAAATTTTAAGGAAGATAACATGAAAAAAAATATACATAAATTAACAGCACCAATAAAAATAAGAAATGATTTTTTTACTTATGAAACAATTGCCATTTTTTTTGATAAAATTCAAAAATTATCAAACGTTTTAGGAGAGAACGTTGTACATTTTGATTACTCTGAAACAATTCAGATTGATGGCAACATGGTTGTTTTTTTAGATATGATAAAAAGATATCATTTTGAAAAATTAGGTCAAAGTACATTCAGTGGTTTCAATGATGAAATTAAAAATTTGTTATGTAGAAATCGATATCTTAATAATTCACCTGAAAAACTTGTATCTGAAGAAGAAATACTTCAAGACAGAAAAAAAACAACAGTGCAATTTGCAAGACATGAAATAAAAAGAATAGAAAAAGAAGAAGAAGAAAAGACTACTGAAAAATTTTGCGATTATATGTTGACAGAAGTTATTTCTCATTACAGATTTGATGGTGTCTCTGAAATAATAAAAAATAAAATTTTAGAATGTACTACAGAATTATGTGCAAATGTTATACAACATACAAACTCTAGTTTTATATCAACTTGTGGTCAGTTTTTTCCAGTTTCTCGAAAATTTATCTTTTCTATGTCTAATCTAGGCGAAACTTTTTATGATAATATCAATTCATTTATAAAGAAAAATGACGATATTGATTGTATAAAGTGGGCATTAAAAAATAGTCATACTACGAAAACTACATCTGGTGGACTCGGATTGTATACACTTTTTCGTTTTATGCACAAAATAGAGGGAAAAATTCAAATAATTAGTGGAAAAGGATTTTATGAAGCAGCTTTTTATTCTAAAAATGGAGATATAAAAAAAAGAGAAGTTATGAAAAATCTTACATATAAAATTCCGGGAACAATTATTACAATAATTATTGACTTAAAGAAAAAAATACATTATTATTATTAAAAGAGGAGGGATAACGATGAAAATTAAAGTTTTTGAAATTATCGGTGGACAATTTGCTGTTTCTGCAGAAAAAGGTAAAACTCTTTATGATAGCATTGTAAAAAACATTTCATTAGGGGAAATTCCAATAATTCTAGATTTTGAAGGAATCGAAATGACAATTTCAACATTTTTCAATTTAGCATATGGCGAATTATTTAAAGATTATACTGAAGAAGAAGTTGAAAAATTAGTTAAATTTGAAAATGCAAAAGAAATTTCTTTAAGTCAAATAAAGCAAGTAAAAATAAACGCTTTAAAACTGTATAGAAGAGGAGTTGATTAAAAGTATGAAAATATCACACATCTCCTCTCATCAAGTCCAACCTACAAAAAAATATATTTTTGATACAAATATCTGGCTGTATTTATTACCCTTACAAAGGAACCAAAGTGGATATCATCAAAATAATGCAGCTCTTTACTCTTCATTATTATCTAACATCTTATCAAATGGTTGCAAAATTGCTATTTTGTCCATAGAAGTTTCCGAAATATTTAATGTATATTTGAGGGAAAGGGGTAAATTTTTTTTAAATTCACAGAACAAGCAATACAGTTCTCGTAATTATAAAAGGATTTACAGAAAAAGTCAAAGTTTTATAAATGATAAAAATTATATAGCTAGTGAAATTTCACAAAACATATTAACATTTTGCTCAAAAGTAGATGATAATTTTTCAGTCCTTTCAAACAATTGTATGTTAGGAAATGGCATTATGGCCTTCGATTTCAATGATAATTATTTATTGAATTTTTGTGAATTAGAAAATTATGTTTTTGTTAGCCATGACAAAGACTGTCAAAATATTAGTTATCAAAATTTGAATTTAGAAGTAGTTACAGCAAATATCTAGCCCCACACTCGTGGGGTTTTTATTTTCTACCAAAACAGGTTTTATGACCTGTTTTTTTATTATAATTTTATGCTTTTTTCTAAAAAATGAAAAAATTTACATTCGTTATTGACTAATACGTCAAAAACGTATATAATATTTCTAACAAAGGAGTAAAAAAATGAAATTTGGAGAAAAATTGTATAAAAAAATAGAAATATGTCTAATTAGAGGAAACGTGAGTAAAGCTAAAGTTGCAAAAGCATTAGGTATTACTCCTACTACTCTTTCTAGACAATTTAAGACATTAAAAGAAGAAGATCATATTTCTACTGTAACCCTAAAAAAAATAGAAGAGTTAACAGGAGAAAAAATTTTTATTCTTTAAATACGTTTTATTCGTATTTAAAGATATTCAGAATAGAAAAAGGAGCAGGAAGTGGAAAATTTTAAACATGTTTTCTTACTCCAAAAATTTTATTTACATTGTAACTTTTTGGAGTAAGAAATTCAATAAATATTGACTAACTAAAAATGGGTTACACTTCCCAATAATAAAAAGTGCCTCTCCTTACACTAGACAAGTTAGACTTCTTGTAAAAAAGTCATCATTTGGAAGTATCGCCTAATGGTATGGCAACAGATTGCTAATCTGTGAGGATAATTCCTTTACAAGTTCAATTCTTGTTACTTCCGCCATTTATGGGAACATAGTTTAATTTGGAAATAGCACCTTGCTAGATTTAGTCATAAATTTTCAGGCTAAGTTGTTTAACCCAAGGAGAGTGCAAGTTCGAGCCTTGCTGTTCCCGTCATATCGATATTGACAAATCACTACCGGATTTATTCGAGTGTTTGCAGTCGTCAAGAATTACGAGGATTGTTTTGTACGAATAAAGGGTTACCGTGCGAATCCGAAAACGGAATGATAAAGTCCTTAACGCACGAGCAAACGGCTCTCTCTTAACGAGTGATACTTGCGAGGAAAACTCGGACCATTGAATAGCTAGAGAGAAATTGAAGCAGTGGACCAGGTTAAGGACGCTTTAATATGAGAGTAGTGGTGTAGGTAGCTCCGGGAAATTCAATTCTTCCGACTCTCTTTACAAAGTCTTTTTTCCAAGTTCAATAGACTTTAAGCAAAAACTTGGTTCAATGTTGCAACAGGGCAAACAGAGTCTCAGAATGAGGTAAGCATTTGTGCGAGCATTCTCTCGTTTTGCCCCTTGAATTAGAGGGCTCTACTCCTTAAAATATAGTTTCTTATCATAGTTGTCTAAGTTTTGTATCCAATCTAAGAGCCCTCGAATTGAAGTTTTGAACACGTTCCTGACGTCGGCAACATGATTAGAAACTATCAGTTATTTACACTTATGTTTAAAAAGTGTTGAGTAAAGTTAAGTAGCGTTGAGTTTATGAACTGTCGACAAATAATCGACAGTTGGATATATATTTATGAGAATCTTGCGTTATTCGTGAGATATTTGTGAGATTTTTCTTTTAAAAGATAAAAAAAGTATTGAAAATAAAAGAAAAATATCTTGTGTTATTCGTGAGAAAATCATGCGAAAAGTTTTCGTACGTATTCGCGTCCATTCGTATTTTCTTCATTTTTTTATTGCAAATAAAAGAAAAATTATTCGCATAGTTTCGCACAGTACAGAAAAATGCAAAAAACTGGTCTATAAAAATCCATAGTTCAGTTTTTTAAGAAAAACTGGTCTATAAAAATTCTTAAATATAAAAAAGTCCATTTTTATATTTAAGAAATAGAAATTATTAGAAATAAATATAAATTACCAGAAATTTTGTTGTTTGAATTGGCAATTCCCCCTCGTAGCCTTGACAAGCTCTGAGGGATTAGGAATTGCTTATTGAAACAACAAAGAGAGAGTATTAGTCAAGGCTCTCCGAAATTTAAGGAGGTAAAAAATGGGAAGAAGAAATTATTTGTTAGAAACAGAAATGACTTTAAAAGCAAAAGGGTTACTAGCTTTGATGTTAGACTTACCCGGTAACTATTGGGCTTCTATTTGTATTCTAAAAAAATATTGCAAAGAAAGCACTCAAACAATAAAAAAAACTTTAAAAGAATTAGAAGAATTCGGTTATCTGAAAATTGACAAAAAAACAAAAAAATGGGAAATTTCAGTAACTCCATTTCCACAAGAGCAAGAGTGTGATGTCAAATGAAATATACAATACATGGATATAAGCAAGAAAAATTGTATGAAAATGGCTTAGACAATGATGACGCATTAATATTAAGGGTTTTATCTGATATGTATTCTAGCGGAAGCAAAAAAATACATTTCAAAATAATAGATCAAGAAAAATATATGTGGATTACTTATGAATATTTACTTGAGCAAATCATTGTTATTGGAAGCAAAAATAAACTAATCAGAAGAATTGATAATCTTATCACAAAAAACATTTTAAAAAAATACCTAGAAACTTCAAAAAATGGTGTAAAAGGAAGATTTTTATATGTTTGTTTTTCTGAAAAACACGCTATACTTACAGACTATGATGACACTAAAGAGCAATTTTCTAAAAATGAAAAAGAAAGAAGTAAAAACACCAAAACTCAAAATGATATTACGCCAAATGAACCAAAACCCATTTCGAGTATGACCAAAACTCAAAATGAGTATGACCAAAACCCAAAACGAGTTAACAAAGATTCTACTATAAATTATTCATCTATAAACTATTCTTCTATAAAAAAAAATAAAGAAACTACTACTAACGTAGTAGTAAAGAAAGAAAAAAGTCTGTACAAGCAAGAAGATGCTTCTGCGTTGCAAGCAGAAGCGGAAGCGTTAATATCAAATTCTGCTTATGACGACAAAATAAAACACCTACTAAGTCATTGGTGGTTTAAAGAAAAACCATATTTTATCAAGAAAAAGCTAAAATCAAATTCTAGTTTAAAGAGCATACTAAAACTAGATTTTATTTTAAATCACAGGTATTTTGAAGAATTTATAAAATGGATTACTGAAAAAGAATGGCAAACAATAGAAGCTCGTTATTTTGAAGTTTTCTTACAAAACAAAAAAGCAGAAGAAAGAATAAAAAATCCTCCAAAGTCATATGTTGAAAGAAAACAAGAAGAAGAAAAAGAAAAAAATCTAGACAATCTTCTCAAAGGAGCTGTGAACATATGACAATGATTGAATTTTTAGATTCCTTTGGGATACCTTACAAATTCAAAGGAGATGAAGCAGTATTTGAATTATGCCCTTTTTGTAAGCATGAACATAGTAAAAACAGATTCTTAGTAAATACTAAGACTGGAGCTTATATCTGCAATAGACAAAATAGTTGTGGAGTAAAAGGACATTTTAAATGGGATTCTCTACCCAAAACTAAAGAAAAAAAAGAGCAAAAAGAATACGTTACTTTACGAATGGCAGATTTTAATCAAGATTTTACACAAGAAATGCTTGATTACATGGCTGGAAGAGGAATTAGCAAAGAAACTTTAATAAATTCAAAGATTTTTAATCGTAATGGAAGATTCTGCTTTTTCTACGTTGGAGAAGATGAAGCAGGAACTTGTATTGGAGTAAAATACAGAACCATTGATAAAAAAATATCTGCTGCAAAAGGTTCTGTTATGAATTTATTAAACTGGAGATTAGTTCCAAAAGATGTAAAAGAGCTCTATATTGTTGAAGGAGAAATGGATCTTCTGTCTCTCTTAGAAATCGGAATTAAGAATGTCGTATCTGTTCCAAATGGAGCTGGAAGTCATGATTGGATTGATTATCATTACGAATGGTTGGAAAAATTTAAAAAAATTATTTTAATCATGGATAATGATGAAGCAGGAAAAAAAGGAATAAAAGCTATTTATGACAGATTAAAGCATTCTGAAATTGAAATCAAGAAAATCAATTTGTTATTCTACAAAGATCCAAATGAAATTCTAATGGACGAATCTGGAAGAATGAAATTAAAAAAAATTCTTGAAACAGGAGAAGAGGACATTATGGAACCTAAGATGATGGATATTTCAGATGTTCACTGTGATACTGATGATGAATATTATTCTTGGGGAGATGACGCTTTTAATCGTATGTCTGGTGGAATGCGTCCCGGAGAGGTTATTATTTTTACAGGTAATCCAGGTAGTGGAAAATCTACATTTGTAAATAACCTAATGGCTAACTTAGTGGAACAAGGGATTAAGGTCTTCACTATGCAAGGAGAGTTCCGGAAAGAAGTCTTTAAAACAAATATTTGTAAAATTTTATCTCGTCCAGGACAAATAGAAACTTTCAAACATCCGTTAAAAGATAAGCTTTATGGGAAGATTTCTTATGAACAAGAGAAGAAAATAAATACTTGGTTAAAAGGAAAAATCACAATTCATACTGAACAAACACCAACAAAAGCAGATCTTATAGAAACAATGGAACAAGCATATAAGAAAAATGGAGTAAAGGTCTTTGTTATTGATAACTTAATGACAATTAACATCGATTCTGCTGACAAATACGAAGCACAAAAAAATTTATTCATAGAATTACAGGAGTTTGTAAAAAAATACAATGTTTGTTTGATGATTGTTGCCCATCCAAAGAAAAACATTGTAAAAGCTCTTGATGAAGTAGATGACTTTATTATCTCTGGAGCAAGTGAAATTGTAAACTTAGCCAATGCAGTAGTTTTTTTGAAAAGATTAAGTGAAGATGAGGTAAAGAAACTAGAAGAACAAGGGGTTGAAGCGAGTGTAGGAGCTATTCTTACTAAAGATAGAAAGTATGGAGACATTCGTTCTAAAGGTTTTTGGAATTATGAAGTAAAGACTGGAAGATTCTTGGATATAAAAAATCCTGAAAAAACAAAATACAAAGAATATGGCTGGGAAAAGTTAGAAAAGAAAAGATTGATTGTAGAAATGGATAATTTGCCATTTTTGAATGAGGGATGATAATGGAAAAAGAAAAGATATTACAGGCATATAGGAACGCAATTTCTCAGTTACCAAACGAAATAATGATTTCCGAAAATAGAAAAATGGTTGGATATAACAATTTCTCTTATATTATTCCAAAAGGAGCAAGGGTAATTAAGGCGGATGATGAATTTTTAGGGAAATGGTTCTATATTCAAGCTGTTTTAGAAAGATGTTTAAAAGAAAAATTGTTGAGTTGGCAAGAAGTGGAAGAAGCTTGTTTTAAAGGAGGATAGAAATGAATGAAGTGAACTACTCACCACCTAAAGAGGAGGGAGTCTTCTTGGAGTTTTAAGATAAAACAAGAAGTAAATGAAAACGGAAAAGTAATTTACTACAGAAAAATAACGCAACTTGGAAGAGAATTTATCTTAGAACTATTTAAAGAGAGATAAATTCAATATTATAAAAAAGACATAAGAAAAAAGGAGAAAATTTTATGAAAAAAGAATTTAAAATGTTTGGAACTATTTTTGTGAGTGTTTTAGTAATTATTATATGTGCTTTATTATTTACAAATTGTTACTCCGTGGATACTGGAGAAGTAGCTATTATTTCTCGTTTCGGAAAAATTAACAGAATTGATACTGAAGGATTGAATTTTAAACTGCCATTTGTTGAATCTAAGCAATTTATGGAAATAAGAGAAAAAACATATATTTTCGGTAAGACAGAAGAAGCAGACACAACATTGGAAGTTTCTACAAAAGATATGCAGTCTATCCACATTGATTTAACAGTACAAGCAAATATTGTAGATCCGGAAAAACTATACAGAGCATTTCAAAACAAATATGAATATCGTTTTGTGCGACCTAGAGTAAAGGAAGTTGTGCAAGCTACGATAGCAAAATATACCATTGAAGAATTTGTGTCTAAAAGAGCAGAAATTAGTCGAATTATCAATAAAGACATTTCTGATGATTTAGCAGTTTATGGAATGAACGTTTCTAACGTCTCAATCGTCAATCATGATTTTTCTGACGAATACGAAAAGGCTATCGAACAAAAGAAAGTTGCGGAACAAGCTGTAGAAAAAGCAAAAGCAGAGCAAGCAAAATTGTTGGTAGAGCAAGAAAATAAAGTAAAAATTGCTGAATTTAAACTAAAAGAAAAAGAATTACAAGCAAGAGCTAATGCAGTAGAAGCTCAATCTTTAAGTCCTATGCTAATTAAAAAAATGGCCATTGAAAAATGGGATGGACACTTACCAAAAGTACAAGGTGAAGGCAATACCTTAATAAAACTGGATTAGTGATAGCATGAAAAAATATATTTTTATGGTAAGTGGAATAAGTTATGCTAACGAAGAAGAAATACATTCTGGCGGAAAATGGTTTAGATCTGTTTTAAAGTGCGGTAAAAAAAATCTTTCTTGCACCGACATTAAAGAAATGGAAAAAAAATTAGAAGAAACAGAAAACGTCTATAAAAGAGTAATTTTAAATATTTCTTTAATTGGAACTGAAAAGATACCTATTTTTCAACTTTTACAAAAGGAGTTTTATAAAGATTTATTACAATTTGATTTATTCGAAAGGAGAAATTATGACTTTAGGAGAACAAATAAAAAAATATAGAGAAAAATATGGATTATCACAAAGAGGTTTTTCAAATAAGGTAAATATTTCACAAGCATACATCTCTATGCTTGAAGCTGAAAAAGAAGTTAAATTAGATCCTGAAAAATTGGAAGTGCTAGAAAAACTATTAGCGGAAGATTTGTTGAATACTATTGTGAAAAATGAGGAAGAAAAGGAGAATAAAAATATGGAGAAAAAAGATAACGATTTAGTTCAAGAAAACAAAGCATTAAAGGAAAACATAAAAGAATTGATAAAAATCATAGAAAAAATTTATTCCGATATGGATGCCTTTGCTCTAGGAGTAAAAATTGGAACATTAAAATCTAAAATTAAAGACTAATGAGAAAAACAAGGAGCTTAATTATGTTGCAATTCAAGGATTTTCTATCAGCTAGAAATATGTTCTCAGATAAAGAGGAAAGTGAATTAACACAAGCTAAGAAAAAAATCATAAAAAAGATTATGAAAGCTATGCTTGAAGGAAGGGTAAATCCACTTAGTAATCGTGAATCACAAGTATATAAACTAAGAGAACAAGGACTCGATTATGAAGAAATAGCAAAAAAATTAGGAATAAAAGAAACTACGTGCAGAAAAAGATTATCGAGTGCTAACAAAAAAATACGTATAATGATTGAGCTTTTTGAGGAGGAACAAAATGCTAACAGATGACGAAAAAATAGAAATAATATACAACAGTTTAGCAAAGAAAGAAGTATTACATTTTAACGATCAATACGAACGTATGGACTTCAACAAATATATGCTTTATTTGAATTTTTTAGAATCTCAACATCTCATAAAGATAAAAATGTATAATTCTATATTATCTAAAAAAAGTAAAATAGTTATTTTAAAATCTAAAAAAAAATTTAGTAGCAACACGAATTATACTAAACGTTGATGTTTTCATAAAAGTACTTAAAAATACAAAAAAGGAGAATATACAAAATGAGTGATGTAATCCAATTTAACGAAAAACATAAATGGTGTGGTTGTTTCGGATATGTAGCTAACAAAAAAAAGGGAAGATATATGATTGCAGTTGCAATACCACAAAAAGGGACAGCATATATTTTTGCTACAGAAGAAGAATTTGACATTGTTGGAAAAACAAATTTAGTATTAGAAGATTAATTCTAAAAAATGAAGGAGAACAAATGAAAATGAAAGAGCCAAAGAGTTTTAAAGATATATGCGAATTGCAAAAAGAGTTAGATAGTCATATTGTGAATGTCCGAGAGAGGACAGGAAGAGATATTATAAAATCTATGATAGCAGAAATTATAGAATTTGATGAAGAGACAAAAGATTCTCACAAAACTTGGAAAACAAAAGAATATAACAGCCAAAAAGAATTAGAAGAGCTAACAGATGTCTATTTCTTTTTTGCACAATTAGTAAATAATGAAAAATATTTAGAAGAATGGAAATTAGAAGAATTGTTTAATAAAAAAGAAACAGAAATTTTTAAACCAGACAGTTTGACGATGATAATGTATGCTACAGGTGTTGTACGTAGTTTATACTCTGTTTTTTCTGCTCTCGTGGATTTGACTTTAGAATATGGCTACACAAAAGAGGATATTCTCAAAACGTATTGGAAGAAATGGCAATATAATATGTCAGAAAGAATTGGAAAGGAGTGGAATTAAAATGTATTTAAACGAAAGTTGCTGTGGAAATCTTTATGTAACGTCTGTTTATGTTGACGAAGAATGTGAAACTTGTGGAAATAGATACGGAACAATATTTTCATTCTACTCTCCGAAAGAATTGTTAGAAAATTTAAAAAAAGAAAACTATACAGAAGAAGCAATAGAAGAAGTTTTTAAAGATGCGGATGGATTTTTAAAAGATGACACATACATAAAATGGCTACAAGAAAATATAAATAAAAAGAGGTCGAAATGAAAATTTGGAAAATTCTATTCCTTGCAATGCTAAGTTTTAGAATAGGGATATTTTATATACTTTATAAATATGATTTAAAAAATAGAGAATATTTATATATGACAGAAGCAGCAAAATATTACAAGAAAAAAACAGATATTTTAACACTATTTTTTGTAGTTTTCCTTTTTCTTGAAATAGATTTTTTATTTTCTTTTATTTCAAAAGTAGGGGAAACAGTTGAGGAAATACATCATTTTCTTCGCTTTTATTTTTGTAAAAAATTGAGTGACAAGGTATATGATTTATTTCTTGCAAAAAATGAACCAGACCATGTAGAAGGAGATGATTGAGTATGGAAAAGTTAGAAAAAATCTAAAATCGTTTTAAATACGTTTTAAGACTGAATTAAGAGATTTTTGTGTTTTATCTATAAAGTTTATAGGTCATGTTTTGAAAATGCAAAATTTCAGTGAAATACTCAATCAGAAAGGAGAATAAAAAGGTATGATAGATAAAAATAATGAAAACATAAAAATAAATATTCTTGGAACAGAATATACAATCTATCAAAGAACTTTAGAAGAGGATGTAAAATTGCAAAATGCCAATGGATATTGTGATAGTTCTACAAAAGAAATTGTAATTGAAAAAATAAGAGAAGAAAGAGACACTTTATCAAACTTAGAAAATTATCAAGAAAAAGTCTTAAGACATGAAATTGTACATGCTTTTTTATATGAAAGTGGATTACATTGTAATGCTTGGAGTGATAACGAAGAAATTGTAGACTGGATTGCGATTCAACTCCCTAAAATTCAACAGGTTTTAGAAAGTATAAAAAAAGAATAAAGTTAAATGAAAATTATATGGAGAAGAATTTATCTTCTCTTTTTTTTATAAAAATTTCTCTTGACATACGTATAAAAAATACGTATAATATACTTGTAAGGAGGTAGACATGTCAAATATAATACCTTACAAGACACTAGTTAAAATCTTACTTGAGAATGGTTGGAAATACGACCACACAACAGGTTCACATGAAATCTATATGAAAGATGGAAAAACCTGTCCTGTGAAATGTACCAAGAAAGATATTCCGCATGGAACGTTAGCTAGTATCAAAAGAATAACAGGGCTAAAATTTTAGCCTTGTTAGACTTTTTTAAGGAGGAGCTATGAAAGAAAAATATATTTATCCATGTGTAATTTATGAAGAAAATAACGTATTTTATGCTGAATTTAAAGATTTTGATGGATGTTTTACCGATGGTGATAGCATAGAAGAAGTTATTGTGAATGCGAAAGATGTTTTAGAGGGAACCATTTTTAGTTTATTGAAAAATAATCTTAAAGTACCTGAACCAACTTTGAGAAAGCTAGAATTAGAAAAAGGGCAGTTTTTAGTTTATGTAGATGTATGGATGACACCAATTATAGATAAGGTAAGAAACCAGACAATAAAGAAAACATTAACCATTCCTAAATGGTTGAATGATGAAGCGGAAAAATATTCTGTAAACTTTTCTAATTTACTACAAGTTGCAATCAAAAATTATTTAAATATCCAAGAAAAGGAAGGAGTTTAATACTTCTTCTTTTTTTTATAAAAAACTCTTGACTTTTGTATTCAGATACAATATAATGTATTCAGATACAGAAAGGAGGGAGAAAATGACTAAAAGCAGAGCCGAATACTTTAAGGAAAGAAGAAAAAAGTTAAAAGATTTTGGAGTTCTTGTAGACAGGGAGAAGTTAGAAAAGCTAGAAGAAAGATTAAAATCTGAAAATAAAACCAAAACTTTTTGGCTCAACGAGAAAATTGACGAAGAATTAAAAAAATAGGGTATTGCGAACTTTGGACGGTTAGACAATACCCTACAGGCGAAAGAATTCTCTTTCAGAAATATTGTATCACAAAAAGAGATTTCTTTCAATTTAATTATTGAAAGGAGTTAAAAATGAGAATGACAAAATGTAGCAACGGATTATGGAAATGTACTCTTAAAGATTTAGTATTTTATACATCAACTATGAGTGGGGCAATCGCTATCGCTTGGAAGTTGGGTGATGTAAAATGAATTATTTAGTGCATTTGGAAAAGAAGAATAATATTTATGTAGTGAGTAGCCGAGTAATTGCTAAGTAAAGAGGAATAGCTCCTCTTTTTTTTAATAAAAAAAATGGTTGACTTTTTCCGTACGGAATGCTATCATAAATTATATCGTACGGAAGAGGTGAGAGGATGGAAGAAAAAATAGTAAAAAAAGTAAATTTTAATAAAGGAGGTGCAGGTGGATATACCCCTAGAATAACATTGAATAGTAAATGGGTAAATGATATGGGGATTACAAAGGAAAATAGTGAGATAGAATTAACATATAAACAAGAAACAAAAGAAATAGTCATAAAGAAGAAATAAAAAGTCCCCACTCTTATCGTATAGACAAAATATGGGGACAAGTAGTACAAGACTACCTCGCAAGTATATTGTACTATATTTTCCCCTTAAAAACAAGGAGGAAAAGAAAATGAATAATTTGGTAAAAGTAGAAAGAAATCAAAAATATGGGTTTGTAGTATCTAGTAGAAATGTGTCAGTTGTAGTTAAAAGAAGACATGATAATGTTATGAGAGATATCGAAAAAATTATCGCAGAGGGTAGCCCTCAAATTAGAGGGCTATTCATAAAGTCTGAATATATGGCAAGTAATGGGAAAAAGAATAAAGAATATTTATTACTCAAAGACGGAGTTATATTATACTTATTCAATGTTCAAGGTTTATATGAGGAGAAAATGGCATACATCAATGAGTTCAATCGAATGGAACAAGCCATAAAAGAAGAAAATAAACTACAACAAACGCTTCCGATGAAAATCGATGTTATTGATTTTCGAGAGGAAGAATTTGTAAAAGGCATGAGAGAGGTGAAAGGAATCTTGAATAGTCTAAAATCTCAGTTGTTATTAGATAGATTAAAATTAGACAATCGACTAAAGCAATTAGAAGCAACAGGCTTAACTGATAAAATGAAAGCCTATGAAGCGAAAGGAGAATTTTATGTAAGTCAAGATTTGTAAGTGATAAAGAAAAATTATAATCTACATTTAAAAAAGTGTTTGATTTATGTGATTTTTTTATTATTGACTTTTTAAAAAAAATGAAGTATCTTTATAATACAGTGTGAGATGCGGTTTGAGAGTAATGTAACCTTTGAGATCTCTGGAAAAGAGGGACCCGAAAGACCCCTCTTTTCTTTTTTTGTTTAGAATTTATAAACGACTTTGTATAGGTCGAATATTTGTTCGATTTCAGAGAAAAGACCTTGAACTTTTCTCTTACCTCTAAAGAAATTGAATTCAGTAGAGTCGATTTCAGCAGTTTTTCCAAACGCAGAAAGAGTTTTTTCGTCTGCTTCTATCAAGTTAAAGTCTTGATAGTGTTTTGCTGAAATTTCAACAAAAGTTACTTTTTTCAAAGTTTCTTCTGTCAAAAACTCTCTCACTCTATCTTCAAAAATCTTAGGGATATATACCGCTTTGATGTCTTGAACTTCAACTCTATCTACGATATATTCATCATAATCGTCAATGTGTTCGTCATTTTTTTCAAAAGTATTTAATTGTGCTTCTACTTCTACTTCTACTTCTAAAAGCACTATTCCGTATGCTTTTGGGAAAGAGTTTACTTCTAACTTAGGAGAAAAAAGGTATACTACATCTTTTGCATTGTTTCCTCTTTTTCCTTCTTCCCAGTTATCGTTTCCAGTCTCAGAAATTGGAAGTATTCCGTTTTTCAAGATACTTTCTAAATCTTCAATCCCTACATTTTTAAATAATTTCATCTTTCCCACTCCTTTTCTTTCTCTCTTATCTTGATTATAGTATACACTTTAATCAAGTGTATGTCAATAGATATATTAAAAAAAACAGGATTTTACTCCTGTTTTTTTCTTGTAAAGGTTGAATAAGCTTCTTTATTTTATATCCCACATTTACATTTCAATCTGCTTCTATTATAAAAATTTTCTAGCTTATATTCTACCTTTACATTTCACTTTGTTTCTATTAAAAAAAATTGCAATTTTATACTCTATATTTATATTTCAGTATGTTTCTATTAAGGTTTCGCAGAGTATCTTTTTGCTACTTTCAATATAACACACCCAAAATTCAGTGTCAAATATTTTTTTATAAAAAGAGTAAGCGATATAGCTTACCCTTTTCTGCAACCTAAGATATGTTCTCTGATTAACTGAATATCTTTTTTAATATCGACCATATTCGTTTGAATTGTAGATTCTAATTTTTCCACTTTTTTATCGATTTCTTTATCTCTTGCGTCACTCCATTCTCTAAAATTCTTGGTATCTCTATCATACAGTTCTTTATCTAACTTCTTGTTAATCCAAGACATCAAGTATTTATGATAGCCAAAAATTGCTCCTCCGACTGTTAAAAACAATAGTAATGTTTCTTTTTCCATTATTCCCCCTTGTTGTATTTCGCTTCGACGTATGATTTGCTGAATCTACTTGCCGTTTTAGAACCAAATAGAAAACCGAACAATAATTTGACTGCTTCCGAAAATTCTTTATCCATTGGAATAATTGGCGTTTCTTTTCCTAGCAACACAAACCCTACCATGACCAGAAACATGATGATATGCATAAATAGCCAAGAAAGCATAATCAAAGGAATCACTCCATCACGGTTTTTTGTTCCCATTTTTTCCAGGAATGTTGCTTTTGCTTCCCAACTATCTACTTCAATTTGTGCCAATTTCGCTCTCGCTTCTAATTTGGCAGCCTCATTGGTAGGTAAGAATTTTCCAACCACTCCCATAATTGTTTCGATTGCCATTTCTGAAAGTTTCATCTTCTTCCTCCTTTCGTAATAAAGCTCGCAATTGCACTAATAATAGGGGCAACTGCATAAATAATTCCGCATGTAAATCCTAATACAAAAGGACTACTGCTAACATATTGATAAAGACGATCTATCATATATCAACCTCCTTAATAAACTTCACAAAGAAATCTACCACATCGCTTTCTACAGAAAATTTCAAAGCTTCGTTGGGATTACTTCCAAAGAAAGGCTCCACTAGGATATAAGTATCTTTACTATGACAAATACCATAAGCTCCTCTTGTATTGTCATTTACCACCGGGATAATTCCATGCGTTTCTATGTGTTTTCCCAATACCTTTCCCTGTTTTAGTCTAATTTTACTTCCAAAGGTATTTTGGAGCCTTGCCATGAACATGCTAGCCAATTCTTTCGCTTGCTCGTTTTTATGATAAACTAAGCATTCGCACCCATGTGCTTGACTTGCTCCCGCATTGTAATGAAGTTCTAAGCAATACTTATAGTTGTGCTTATTTAACTCTTGCAGGACTTCCCGCATTTCCTGCCCATAATATTGCTTTGGTTTTCTTTCGTAAATATCAACCAGTTCCGGTATCTCGGTTTTGATTTTTTCTGCGATCCGTTTCCAGTAATCGAATTCCGAGCCTACGATATTGGAATAGGCTCCTTTGCTTCTTTGATTATGTCCTATGATTAAAGCTATTTTCATTTTTTCGCCTCCCATGTAATTTTCTCAATTTGCTTTACCGTATTGGCTTGTTGTAGTTGTATTGCTAAAGATCCATATTCATTGAATATTTTTTCTTTTCTTAAAGCTCTTTCATCTAATACATCTAAGAGTTGTGCATAAGTAAAAGTTTTGATAGAATTATCTGCTAATATCCAAGCCCTTGTATCTTCTTCTGTTTTTTTCTTTCTTCGAATTGCTCTTGCGACATCTTCGAAGTTTTCTAAATCTTTTTCTCGAACTTGAAATAAAGACCCGTGAACTTCGATATTTTCAGAAATTTTTTGTTCTCGTATGTGTTTCAATTCTTGCCTTTTTATTTCTCTTACTTCTTCTATATTCACTTCCCAAGTTTTCCCGTTCCATTTATGATATTTGCTTGGTTGTTCTATCATTTTGAATTCTTGCGTTTCTTCCTCGAAAATTTCCCCGATTTTTAACCGGTAAATTCCCTCTTGAAATAATCTGGTCTTACTTTTTTTCTGAATAGAGTTGCTCTCTATATCGTAATATACGAGGACTTCGTTATAACTATCTGCTTCAAAAATAATATATTCTTGTGGGTTTTCGACAGAAAACTCTTCATCAGCATTTAAAATTTTGAACGGAAATAACTTTCCTGTTTTAACTTCTTCTATTTTGAATATATATTTCTTCATTTCTTCAACTCCCTTTTACCATATTTTAATTCTAAGAGTTTGCTCTTTTTTATCTTTTATTACTCGTGAAAGTGCAGTACTATATACTTCGTATCTAGTTGTAATTAACCAGTTTTTCGTCATTTTTAATTGGGTACTATCAATTTCGATATTTATTTCAGAGGGATAGGTATTTGAGTTCCCAGTTTTTTCTTTGAGGTCTATCGTAACGTAATTGTATCTTGTGTATACAGCCATTAGATTAAGGTTTTTAAATGTTTTAGGAGTTATATCCCCAACCCCATCCACATATCCAAAGGATTTACCTGTTTCTCCTACTGTTAAAATATACTCATCCGTATTTTTTAAAGGTTCATTTTCAACTTCTTCTATTAAAATATTAAAACGTCCAGAAAAAGATTGCTCAATTAATATCGGTGGTTTATTTTTATCTAAAACGAATTGCGTATCTGATTCTTTTTTTATATATAATTTAGTACCATTTTCAAAAGCAATAACAAGATTTTCGTAAGGAACTTTTGAATCGAATATACAATCGACAGTCCCTCCCCCGAAGTACAAACTTTTAAGTAGATAATCTCTTTCTTCCAAGACTATAAATATGTTCTGTGCGTACAGATACATTTCGGTGACTACTGCATTATATGGATATTTCGTAGGAACGGAAGCATAACTTTTCCCCCAAAAATCATTGGGAAGGACAACTTGCCCTGAGGTTTTCCCTGCTAACGTTAAGACATCTTGGTCGTTGAAAGAGATTTGCTTCCCTTCTTTTCCCAATTCTTTCGCAATATCTTTAAGCGATATTCTTCCACTACTGTTTAATGACATCTTCCAGCACCTCGATTCTCTTTAGCAATTCCTTATTTGCTTCTATCAATAACCCTACCATATTTCCATATGCTACGGATAAATATCCGTTCTCTGTTTCTCGAACAGCTTCAGGAAGTGCTTTCTGAACTTCTTGTGCAATGACTCCTACGTGCCTCTCTTTATTCATAGTGAAAGTGTATCCATTTAATTTTTTTAGAATTTTCAATGGGTTTTGTATTTTCTCAATATTTTGTTTTAATCTTTTATCTGAAAGACCTGTCACTGTTCCTTGTGCTAAAATATCTCCACTTGCAGTAATGTTCTGAAAACTAACCGAAGTATCTTGTTTCGCAAAAGACAATCCTAAACTTTGTGGGATATATAGCCTGTCTGCTTGGTTTTGTGACAATAATTCATCATGTGAATGCTTGTTTCGAGCATATCTTTTATCCGATTGTCCCTTGTCATAGTAATTCGATAAATCTGCTGTGATATCGGGGGACACTTGCCCCCTTAATTTAATCCCATATACTTTGTAAGTTCCGCTAGAAGTCATTACAATTCTATCGTCCTGTACTTCTCCACTTGCATACCAAAATTTGAAATTTGCTCCTATTTTTGCGGGAATGGTTGCCGTTTGTTGAGTGTTTTGGATTTGTAAAAATTGGTAATTTCCTAATGGTTTCCCAAATACCAGATTACTGGAATTCCCGTTAAAAATTTCTTCGAATTCAATTTTTAAAGGACTTGCCGTACTACCACTACCAGAAGATTGCGGTACGGTAAAACTTATATTTTCACGGGTAGAGTTTGTTAAATCAAAATGCAAAGTTACTGTTTCCTCTTCTTGACTAGAGGAAATTCCTAAAATTCCAATACCGTCCTTTCCATGTTTTCCTGCAACGGTAGGAATGTCTACTTCTGTGCTTTGCCCGTCTCCATATTCTAATCGCACCCGGTTGTTATCTATTGCGGTAACCGATATGATTCCAACTCCTCTATCTCCTTTCTGTCCTCGTGGACCTGTAAGACCTTTCTCGCCTTGTACCCCTTGTGGACCTCGTTCTCCTGTAAATCCTCTAGGACCTTGTTCTCCAATCGGTCCTCTTTCTCCCGGTTCTCCTTTTTCCCCTTTTTCTCCTTTTAACTTGCTTTTTTCTTTTTGGATATAGTTTCTAAGTTCTTCCTTAATAGTTTCCCCTTCTGCTGAAATTGAGGATGTAGTTACTTCAATCGCTTGGGTAATAGCTTCTTCTACTTGCGTATTGCTGAACGGCTCTCCGAGCTTCGTTTCTTTCGTTTTAATGATAATATCTTCCAACGTTACCCGATCGCTGCCGTTGATTAACGTAATTCTTAATGTTGTCCAACCATTGACCGTAAAGCAACTATAATGAATCGGAAATGTTACCTCATTTTTCCCGGTAATTTTTACCGTTTCTGCGGAATATTGCCCATTGGGAAGTAAGTATTTACATTCTAAATTCT